GTTTATTTTAATAAAGATTGGTTGACCTTTTTCATCAAGTCGGACGAATTTTATAGGGAGTTGTAGTTCTAATATTTTAATGTAAGCTGCAAAAACATAACCATTATCAGATTTCCCTTTTTTTCCAATTAAAATTTTATCATTCATAAGATTCAATTGGTTTATAACTATCAAATTTTAACCAAACCTCATCTTCATTTAGGTTTAGTATTGGATAACAATTAATTAAAGTACCAGACTCACATATTTTTTTATATTCAATATCTTCTGTGTAATCTGATTTTGGCATACCAAACTTATTATGTTTTTTTTGCCATTTATAAAAAAATATAATATCTTGCTCTTCAGATAGGGGTATAATAAATTTTCGCTCATCATTATATCTTCCCTCAAACCATTTTTCATTAATTTTAACTTTCATAACTTTCTATGTCTTTTATTGTTGGATATGGTTCATTTTTTCTAATAAGTTATTCATTGCTCCCATAATGGTCTCACCAACACCATAAGGGCATGGGTCGACCTTTTCTTCTAACCAATCTATAAGTTGATATGAAACTTCTTCAGTGTTTACTTCTTGTACGAAGCTTGCATCTTCTTCAGCATTAAAGGCTACGTACCCACCAAAACGTAAGTTAATTAAGGTGAGGGGATAGATGTCTTCCCATGTTTTATATATTTTTTTATTCATATTTCTTCAACTTTTAGTATTTTACAATCTTCAACATTAGAACATTCTAACATTTCTTCCTTCCACTTTTTTAAAGTTTCCAAATCGGTGGTTTCTCTATAACCAATAGTATAATGGTCATTTCTTTCATCTAAGATGAGACCTATGTATTTTTCTTTATTCATAACTCGTTATTGTTTTATGGTTGTATCTTAATGAGATTGCTCGTTTAGGTATATCATTCTCGTCATATTGGTTATGTGTGAATATGTTACCTGCTGGATTATGTGTATTATTCCAAATTGTTGATCTCTCTTCCAAACTCAACTCTCGTTCTTCAATGGTTAATCCCCATTTTTCAGAGAAGTCTTTATCGGTTTTTATTTCTTCAAGAAATTCTTCTTGAGATAAACATTTATCTAATTCTTCGTGGATATAGCCTTCAACAAAAGCAATACGATAATTCTCATAAGCCTCATCAATTAGTAGTTGTTGTTCTTTATTCATAACTCGTTATGGTTTTATCTTTGTAAGATATTGTGATTAGTCGGGTTGGGATATTAAAAGCATCTAATAAACTATGTGGGTCATTATAGAAATGTGTGTTAGGATAGTTCTCTTGAAATACTGAAAACTTACCACCAGGGTATCTTATATTAAACCTCTCTTCCAAACTCAACTCTCGTTCTTCAATTTTCAATCCCCACTTTTCAGAGAACTCAGAATCGGTTTTGCTTCTATAGACAAACGTTCCTTTAGTTTCTTTTGCCATCCATAATAAGCCAGTACCTATTAAATGAGTGCCATTTTCATATTCTTTACAATAATTCTCATAAGCCTCATCCAATAATTCTTGTTGTTCTTTTTTTGATAACAACCCCTTCCAAAACTCATCACTTGTCATAACTCTATTATTTTTTAAATCGGAGAGTCCCCTTTCAAGGGATTCCAATTGTTTCTCATTTAATGAATCAAAATCTTCCATATTATTTTTCACCTGGGTTTAATAATCCTTTACCATATTTTTCAATTCTTTCATTGTATCTAATCTTAACTCTTTCCGAGATTGGAATTGGATAACCTTCTTCATCAATTCTAACAAACTTTATATTAGTTGAAACCACAACCTCTTGTTTACCAGTATAAACATTATGTTTTCTAACTTCAATGTATAAAGTTATGGAAGTATTACCAAATTCCAAAACTTTGCCATATATTTTTATAATTGTTCCAGCTTTAACTGGATTCTTAAAAACCAATTCATCAATTTTAACTGTAACCATTCTTGGTGTATCACATATCTGAGCAGCATAAGCTCCAGCACTTTGATCTATCAATCCAAGTATGGTTCCGCCAAATATATTATCGTGAACACCAGTGTCAGATAATTTACAAATATAAGTTGTTATTAGTTCCATTATAATTTAATTGAAATGTATATTCCTTTGTACCATCCAAACATTTCTTGTTCAAATGTTTTATCATTATCAAATTCATCCATATTGATTTCCATTTCAATGAACTCACTTTCATTGGGAAATCTCACCAATTTTTTCTCTATCATAATTACTTTTTTTAACAATGTCAAATATATATTTTCCAACATTGGGATCAACACAATTTCTAATAATTTGGTCTTTCCTATGTTTTAATTTAAACTCCCTCAAATCAAAATAACCCTTCTCTGAACTTCCCCTCTCATTATGGGTCAAACCATCCTTAATATCAATAATTGGAATATCAAAGTTTGTCCAAAATAAATGTCTCCCCAATTTCAATGATGGTTTAACAAATGGTTCATAATAGGGTTTAACATTCTCAACAACAAACTTTATATTGGTATTCTTTGTGAAGTTTTGTAAGAAGATTATCTCCGCCCATAATTTCATATCAGGCATTACTGAATCATAACTTCCACCCTTGCTTGCCATCATCCTAACTTTGCTATGACTTTGACAAGGGGGACTGCTCCATATAAAATCAAAGTTTCTCCAATTCTTTGCAAGATATTCGTGGGCATCATCAACAATAACATTATCATTGGGGAAAAAATGTTGATATACATTTGCGATTTCTTCATTATATTCAACCGCTGTTACTTCAACATCTTCCCAATATTTTCTATTCCCACCAATACCAGCATATAAATTCAATACTTTCATAATGTTGATGTTAATATTTCATTACAAAGTTGTTCAGGTATTTTACTTCTTTCATAACTTCCTTTTCTACCTTGAGTTCCAGTTTTACTTCCCCTTGGTGCTGGTTGGTGATGACATTCCGTATTACCATTCTTGCAAACAGGTCTTGGTATCCAAGTTGTACTATTTGTCCATATATCAGTTGGTTTGGCTCTTTCATCACCATATTTGCAATTGTGAGTTAATATGTTTCCATCCAAAACAAAAGATTCGTAACCTTCGACTTCAGTACAATAAACATCTTCATATTTATCTTCAACTTCAACAGAAACAACAGACCAATATGGTTCAAATTTAGGTATAAAATTATTATTTCTATGATGTTTTAGTAAGAAAAACTCACTTGGAAGCGTAGTTCTTATTAACCCTAAACTATATAAAATAGTTTCTTCTTTTCCAAATCCCTTTCTACTCCATTCTCTAATTTCATAAGTACCAATACCTATTGTCTGACATAAATTCTTGAATGCCTCAATATTTTTTCTTTTTGCCGAATACATAACAACTTGTCCATTTTTACCAACTGTACCATCAGCCGCAAAATATCCAGCTAACCATCCATATATATAATTTGAACTATAATCAAAAATATTTGGGATTTCAGTCTTCCATTCAAATGGTAATCCATGAATGTTTAAATGTCCTTTATTTTTACGTCTACTTCTACCCATATTATCAAAATATTTTACCATTTCTTCATCTTTAGCTCCACAAAATTGTGCAGCTGAATCATAGGGTATTCTTTTTCCCTTATAGTTCGCATATCCATCACCAAATACAAATCCTCTAGTAATTCCTTCGTTTTCCATAAATTCAAATATATGTTTCCCATATATTGATGGTATAATGTCTTTTGTTTTTAAATCAATTGTATTTACAATAACTTCTCGTTTATTTGGTAATCGGATAATCCATTTATGGTTTTTAGTTGTTCTAATTACTTTAGTCATCCCTGCTCTACTGAGAGTTAACTTATATATTTGTTGTTTACCATAATGTCTTATTGGTGCGTCTTTCCAAGTACCATCTTTCATTAGTAAAGATTGTGTTGTATTTACAATGTCACTAAATTTTTGTGAACCAAGTTTAGTGATTACTTCAGTTTCCCCAGCAAAACAATACCATATTGTATGTCTTGTGAATTCTAACATCCAAGGCATCTTTCTTAACATACCCCTTGGATTTTCAATAAAGAATACCATATTTGGATTAATGGTTAACCATTGTTTTATCAATGAAATAAAATGTTGATTAACCATATCACATTTTTTTGCATATTCACTTTTGGGTTCAGTTCCGTTTCTGTGGTGTGATATTGCAGCAATTGTATATGTTGTACAATCTGGTGAAGCCCAAACAATATCAGGGGTGAATGGAACATCTTCCATTGTTAATTCACCAATATCTTTTGATAAATTTATCCCCTCATATTGTTCCCAATCAACTGAAAATACTTCCATTCCAAGTGATTCTGCGGCTTTACCAATAGAACGACTACCAGCAAATAACTCTAAAACTTTTTTCATTTAGATGGTCTATTTTCTTCATAATATTCAACAATCGCATTGATTGCCCATACAGCTCCTGATGATAAAATACCATCAAAGAACCAACTAAACCATAGTGATGTTCCTATTAATGAAGCTGAAGGTGAATAATAAAAAATTGATAGGAAAAAACCAACCCAAGTTGATGTACACATCATACAAGATAGTAAATCCCCAAAGAATTTTCCTAACACATTTAAAGGTAATCGTGAATTACCCCACTCTTTTATTCCATTTCTCACTCCCTGAAATATTGACCCATAAACTAATATATTTGACATTCCGTACGCCGTTAATAACCAAATTAATATTATCATATCTTTCCTCCTTTTTTTAAATTATCTTCCGCCCATAATGGTTGGAGATTTGTATAATGGTTTAATATTAAAATCTCTTCTTTATTTTTAGCACTACATAAAGGAATTATGTGGTCTAAATGCCATTTTCCATAATTTTCCCAACTCATACCATCAGAAAATTTACTTGAAATAAATTCTTTAAATTCGTTATAGTCAAGTCCTATTATTTCCTTAGTTTTAACTCCTTTATTCTCACCTTTCATATAATCTCTAATTCTTTCCCTTATTCTTTTTTTCATTCTAAAAAAACCATCTTCTTTGTTTTTTTTGTTTTCCCAATCACGACTTAATTTTCTCATTTTTTCTTTATTTTTTTCCCTATACTCTTTTGATTTTTTAATTAAAATTTCTTTGTTTTTTTCATAAAATTCTTTTGAACATTTTCTAAATTTTTCTCTCCATTCCTCACTCTCTCTATATTTTTTAGTTCTTTCTTTGGAAGTCATATGAGGATTCTTATCCAAATACTTTTTTATAGTTTCTTTATATTTTTCAGGATTGTTTTTTCTATACAATTTAGAGCTTTCGTTTATTTTATCTCTATTTTTATCCCTATATATTTTTTTTCTTACCCTTTCACATTCAATACAATAAATTGATAACCCATCTTTATTATTTTTGTTTTTACTAAACAAATTTTCATTCATAATAACATTACATTTTTTACAAGTTTTCATATTTTCTTTTTTATATAAATATCTTGTCCAATGTGTTTTATTATAAAAAAAACTAAATTAAATTGTTTTTAAGTTGTTCGCTCTCTTCTGGAGTAAGAATTTTAATGTTTCTAACAGGAGTTCCATCTTCGTGGGATAAAAGTTGTGGTGCAATAATTCCTTGTTTGTATAGCCAACTTGCTATTCTAAATCCAATTTTTACTAAAATGTTTTTCATATTAAAATTTATTTTCTTTTATTGAGTTTATACCCTCCTCCAAAATATGACAAATATTTTTCAAATCATCAATAGTGAAGTTAGCTAAATTAAACCACTCCCTCTCAATATTATGTTGTTTGAATCTAAAATGTAAGGCTTTTTCTAGTTGGGTGGGATATTTCGACTCAAATTCAAGAATAACACTTAAATTCGGTGAATTCAACTCTTTAACCCTCTTTTGTACATCTCTTTTTGTGTACCCTATTTTAACTTGGTCAGAATTGTCTTTGACAAAGTAAACAAATCCCACTATCTTTTTTAGTTAAAAATAGTGGGATTTTGTAAAAGTTAAATTGATATTTCTTTATATTTTATTTCACCATCTTCATCAACACTCGCCAAACCAAGTGTTATTAGATTTTCATCTTCCAAATGACTGAGTGGAATATCATAATCACCAATCATTGACCACATTTCATTGGCAATATCAATGTTTTCTTGAACTGGATTGTTTGCCAACACTTCGAATATTCTTTCAAATATTTCTGTACTTCTTCTATCTGCCATATTATTAATTTTTATTGTTTTTTAATCATCTCCTCCAGAATAGAAAGTGTCTTGTATTTCAGCAACATCTTCAAAAGGTATAATATAAACTTTAGAATTTCGATTATTTATTCTATCGTAAACTAATCTATGATGTCCATCTAATAACCAAAGTCTACCTTGTTTATCTTCAGATAATATTATATCAGATTCTTCATATATTTCGTCTGTAATGCTATCTATAAAAGATTTAGATACATATTCTTGAGTTGAGTAAATCTGTTTATCTTTATCTAATTCTTCTTTTGTGTATGGAAAATATTCTAAAGTATCTTCCCAATAATTAACTGCAGTATCATGAATATCAATCAAATATTTAGGAAATCTTTTTAGAACTTTAATTTTATAGTCCTTAGTTTTATCAAAATTACCAATTCCTTGCCTCTCTTTACCTATTTTAGTTCTTAAACTTTCTTCGTTTTCATTAACTACTCTTTTTATTAATCTAATTAAATTTGATTCAGTTAATCTTACAATTTTTTTCATAATATTTTTTTTTTAATAAATATTATAAGTTATCTTCTTTATAGGTTTCATTGTAATAGGTTTCACTTTCTGTAAACATTGAATTAGGATAATAATAATCTTCACTATTTACTCCTGCATTAAAAGCATCATTAATTTGTTGTTCAAAAAGTTTATTAGCTCGTTGAATTTCACCATTGTAAAACTCTAAAAATGATTTATCTTCTTCGCTAAATATCTGCTTAATTAAAAATTCTACTGCTGTCATAAGTTATTTAATAAATTTGAACCCTTCATAAACACAGCACCAGTATTGGATACCAATTTTTCAAGTTGTTCAATCTTGTTATTTAATTCAGTTATTGTTTTATCTTTCTCCCCAATCTCTTTTCTTAGTTTCATCAATGTCTCTTGCAACATTCCCATCTTATCATTTGGTTTTTCAACTTGTACAATTTTTTCCACTATCTTCTCAACTTCAACTGGAACTTGCACAATTTTTTCTACTATAACCTCATTTGGTACAAAAATTTTCGACTCAATTGGGACTTCAACTATCTTCTCAACAATGACTTCCTTTTCAACCTCTTTAATAATCTCGATGGGGACTTCTCTAATCGTCTCTTTTTCGACATATTTGATAACCTCAATCGGAACTTCCTTTTCAATGTATTCGATAACTCTCTCATTATTTTCTCCTATTAATCCATATTTTTTTATATCAAATCCTTGTTTCAAACATAAAAATATAAAATTATCAACATCATCAATGTCATTAATTTTGGCATATTTTTCAATGTCTTTTTTAAGATTTTCTATTTTCATAAATCTTTAAAATTATTTATGGGATAATTGTAAAATTATACCCTACTTTGTTATTCAAGGTGATAAATTCAACTCTCATTCCAATATAATCTTTGATTGATTGACTTTTAAATTCACCACTACCACCAACTTGTGTTGCATCAATTAAAACCTTTGGAAACCCTAAATCATCAGTTCCTCTAATAGGTAATAAAAATAATTTTCCATCTTTGGTTTCAACAAACCCATCACTTCTTATTAGACCTATTTTCCTCATTTATACATTTAATAGTTTTTCTTTTCCATTAATTACTTTCCTTGTAGGCTTGAATAAAGTTTTCTAAATCTTGGGGGATATCATCATAATTGTGGAGTTCATAAGCAAAATTCTCAACCCATTCCTCTTCATCATCATAATCAAAATATTCACCACCAAAAACATCGTATTCTAATTCACAAATTGCATGTCCTAATTCGTGGAATATTGTAGTTTCTACAGCAACCCAAAGTGGAACATCGTATTTTTTTACACCTTTAAGAATATCCTTCTCAGACATCAATACTATTGGGATTGAAGAACTCGTTCCACTTCTAAATCTACCTAAAGCACCATCACCAATTTTGTTAACAAAAATAATTTTAATATCGTCAAACAAATCAACTTTCTCTTTGAATTTTTCTAAAGCTTCCTTTGAATACTTGATGATGTCTGAGTGAACTTTATTAATATCTTTCAATCCATAGTCATCCTTCAAATGATGGTATTCATCACTCTCTTTGTCTAATAAAAACTCAATGTTTTCATTTAATATTTCTCTCAACTTTGCTCTAATCAATTTGTCCATTTTTTCTTTTACAAATAAATATAAGATTAAAAGTTCAATAGTTTTTCTTTTCCATCAATTATATCTTCAAATGAATTTATTGCAAATTTAAGAAAAGGTTTTGGATTATCCAAATCAACAAATGAATATTCATCCTTAACAACATCATAAATTCCAAATCCGTGTTTCTTGATACTTTCCCCATAGTTCTGTTGGATTGTTGAACCTACTTGAATTATTGGAGTTTTATCCAAATAAATAATTTGACGCTTGTGTATATCTCCGCATAGAACGATATCACATCCCTCAAATTTACTCACCTCATACCCTGTTTCAAACTTATATCCAATGTCTGTATATAACCCTATAATAGGCCCGTGAAACAATCCAATTTTAATGTTATTAGATTTCTCAATTGTTGGGGGAATATTGTGTTCAAATAAAGAATATACAACCCAATCAATATTCTCATCAACATATACACCTCTATCTTTGTAATAGACAATGTTATCATTATTCATTGATTCAATGATGGGGGTTAATGTATCCAATCTTGATAAATTGTTCTCAAGCATATCATGATTTCCAACAATGATTATTGTTTTTGCAATCTTGGAACATTCATCTAATGTCCATCTAACCATTTCAATAAGTTCTGGACTGACTTGGTTTTTACTATGAACTAAGTCCCCGCTGAAGACAATTCTATCAGGTTTAATATCTTTGAATTGATTAAACATATCAATCAATATTGATTTGTATAAATCGTGGTCTTTTATTAATCTCAAATGTAAGTCAGAGAAGTGACAGATTGTTTTTATCATTTCAGTTTTTGTTTTGAATTTCGTAATAGTTTCCCATTTTTACCTCTTAAATCATTGATTATTTGGGGATTTAAAATAGGTGTTGATATATTCTAGTTATGTGTAATGATTTCTAACAATATCACCAAGAATTTTAGAAGTCATTTTTATATCTTCCTCTTGTTTATTTATAAATTCTTCTTTAGTAATTACACCTTTCATCAATTCTTTGTGAATTAACGTTATATAAAAATTGTGTCTAACTAATTCCTTTTCGAAATCACTACACATAACATCAGATATATGCAATTTTTTATCTGTGTTATCAACATTTTCGTTCTTATTATCTTTATCCATATTATTTAAGTTTTGTGTTTCAAATTAAGAAAAAACTACATATATCTGAGTATCGTTAACGGTCATTACTTGACAACCAATCAAAACAATCCATCCATCCAGTATAATACAAATCATCATCAGTATCTCGAAGCACATTCCTTCTATTATATTCACTGCCATTAGCGTTATTAAACCCTTTACCTATTACTTCATCCTTAGAAGGCAACGAACCGCTAACAGCAAATAAATCCAATAGCAAGCGTTCTGCTTCATTCGGGTTTATTTCTTGTTTATAAAGTTTTTCTGTTATTTCAACTATGTTCATATTCATATGGCTACTGGATTTATTTGCGAACCGTTATGTTTAAGTTTTATTTTTTGTGTGGTATTCCACATTTGAATGTCTATTTCTCAATAGTATTTCAACCTTCTTAAATTTTTGCCACTCTTCTTCTGAATACTCATTACAGAAGTATCCAAGTTCCATCATATATTTCATTCTATGAACATTACTTTCCATTATAAAAAGTGAATGTCTTGCCATATCGTATTCAGAAGGTATTGTCGGTTCTGAAATACATATTGTTCCTATTTGTATCATGTTATTTAATTTAATCGTTAAAAAATAAAACCTAAAACATAACAAAGTGTAAAAAACATTAAAACGATTTTTTACACTCAACCGTTATGTTCCATTAAAACGAGAACATAACAACAAATATAAACAATTATTCGTTATCCTCCCAATAATACCCACTAAAAAATTCTTCATAAGTTTCTTCATCCAAAACATAATCCCAGTAATAATGAGTTTTACCGCAATCTGGACAATCGCCAACTTGGTAATCCTCACTTATGAAGAATTTATAATTACATTTCGGACATTCTAATTCGTGTTCCATAATAACTGTTTATATTTGTGAACGTTATGAACAATAAACCCAACACACAATCCCAACAAATACAATTATACCAAACGATATTAACATCCAATTTGGTATTTTATGATAACCATATTCAAAACTAACTCGTTCCTCTTTAGGAACATTTGGTATAATTCTTTTTTTACTGTTCATAACAAAGTGTATAAGTAATGTGGCTAAATAAGTTTATCTGTAAAGTTGAAAGTATGTGCAAAACTACACTACTCATACACTCAACCATTATAATCAATACTTCTTTTTATCTAAATATTGAAGTTTTATTTCATCAGAGAAAAATTTAATGTCGTTCTCATAATCTTTACGGTTTCTTGAATCCCAAATTAAAACACCACCCGTTATAATAACTCCATTTACCATTAATCTATCACCCCTAACGATTTCAATCTGTAAGTCATTAAATTTTTCTCTTAAACGAGTTCGTATTTCCAATTGATATTCCGTCAATTTATCCGTACTGATTATAACATCAGATATAACCAATTTAGGTTTCTGTGGTTTAATCAAGTTCAGTTTTTCTAATAATCTTTTTATCATATTTTTACGTTTTGTATTTCAATTCCTAAACTGGTTATATCTGAGTATCGTTATATTCAATTACGAAAACATTTACATTTCCAACAATAATCTTTCCATTCACCATTACCATCTTCTTCTGATGTACAGGCAGAGTTATTTTTGCAACTGCATATAACATCAGATATATGTAATTTTTTATCTGTGTTTTCAGCTTCTTGTTTTAATCTAACAAGTTCTTCTTTACTTAAATTATTTATTTCCATTTTATTTAATTATTTGGGGATTTAGAGGTGGGTGTAGATTCCCACACGCTATACGCACCGAATTCATCATCAAATTCTATAACGTGAAATTGAATATCATTATCTAATTCAAATTGTGTTTCCGACATATTTTCTGATTTAATATATCTTTGTGTCGCTTCCCTGTCTGATATATTCAAATAACATTTCATTATTCCAATATATCCAATTGATACTAATCTGTTTTTCTTTTCCATTTTATTTATTTTTTTCTTCCATCAAATACAACAATCATACTAAATCTGAGAAGTGACAGATTGTTTTTATCATTTCAGTTTTTGTTATGTGTGATTTTATTCCCACACACTTAAATATATTTTTTAATTTTATCTTCTGATTGAATAAATAAATTCAATTTACTTTCAAGTATTTCTAAATCTTGTTGAAAGTATTTTTTCCTATCTTCTATGTTTTTACTTAACATTCTAATTAAATCTTCTTTCCAAGTCTTAGGTTTTAATGTGTAAAAGCCATCATAACCAGTTTTCATTAAGTCAATACATAAATAACAGTGTTCATCAATATAATCTTCTTTTCTTAAAGTTGTAGATATGCCAAATGCTCTTGTCGGATGTGATATACTAATTGAGAAATTATCACTTTTGTCTTTTAAAGATAATCCCTCAATATTACAATAATCAATTATATCTACTTCCCCATTTAATTCATTTGGTTCTTTTAATCTATGGGCACCAAACGACAATCTAATACCAAAAATCTTATCACCTTGTTTTAACGATAGTATAGTTCCTTTCTTTGGTTTTGTTTCTTTAACCTCAATAGTTTTCAATCTATCATCAACTTCTTGTTTTAATCTAACAAGTTCTTCTTTACTTAAATTATTTATTTCCATTTTATTTATTTTTTTCTTCCATCAAATACAACAATCATACTATCTTTTGTACCACTTTGTACTTTACCCTTTGAATTTACAGGATAATAAAAATTACCATCATTGTCAACTTTCCCAAATTTAATCCTCCCCCTTACAAATTCAATTTCAGTCGCATTTGGTTTAATATAATCGTGAAATAACTTTGTGGAGGTGGAAACTGGTATCAAAAATACACAAACTTTTCCCTTCTTCATCTCCTCAATCCCTTTCTTAATAAAGGCCTCCTTTAACTTCTGACTATATGGGGGATTTATGAAATTTGACATCCCCCATTCAATATTTAAACCATCAATATCAACATCCTTTTCATTATATGGACAAGGGTCAAAATCAAATTTAAACCTCTTGTTTAACTCCTCATAAAATTCTGGAGGAGTTGCATAATTATCATCATTATTAATGTGAATCTTTTTCATTAGAACAATTCAAAATCTTTATTTATGTGACCACAATCATCACAACGATATGTTGGGAATGGTACTAATGTGTCTTCCAAACTACCTGTCAATAGTTTTGATACCTTTTTAACCATAACCACTTCTTTAAAATATTTTGAACCACACTCTTCACAAGTAATGGTGGGTTGTTCTCTCAAATCAATCTTTGGTAAACTCTTTTCCGTGTTAATTAAATTGTCCATTATTTTCGTTTTTATATATAAGTTTATATGTTTTTGGATTTATTCCAATTATTTCTTTATCTGATACAAATTTAACACCATTATAAACATAATGATATTTCTTTGATTTCATCCCAATGTAATTTAATAACTTTTCAATTTTTGTCTTTTCACAATTCATTTTTTAATTGTATTGGTATTATAAATCTAATTTTAAATTAAAAACTTGCGCAATTACATTCATAGGAATTCTGAACTCTTCAAATGTCCCATCCTCTTTCAATAATACAATTATTGCCCCAAAAAGTCCAATATTTTCATATTTACTTCCAACCAACATTTTAAACAATAATCTCAAATATAATGGTAATTGAACATAATAGTGACCCAAAGCATTGTTGGGTAATTTATTGAAGGGGTATTTCATCGGTTTTGTGAATTGATTGGATTCAAAGTTCTTAGGTTTATTTGTTTTGTAGTCACCGCAAAATATACCAATTTGATTCTTCTCTTTATTCTCAATTAACCACATTTGGTCTGGTTGTCCCACATAACATAATTCATTATCCCCCAATACCATTTCAGTATCCAATAATACAGCACCTCGTTGTTTCATCAAATCCAAATATTTTTCACCAGCACTGACCATTCTATCACTCTTTAATATTTGTTCAAAATCACAATCAAAGATTGGTTGCCTGACATCCTTTTTAATATCAAACATTTCAAGGGATTTTTGTTCCAATAAAAAGTGGGTTCTACTCCCTAAGTTAGTTGAATACGTTCCAGCATCCGACCATTCTTTTAACAATTTTTGTTGTTCTTCAACATCACCTTTAGCTTTCTTTAATGCAATTTCTTCAGCTGGAAATTCATCATAATACTTTTTTATTATTTTTGATACAGAATACCAATCATCTTTCAATACACCTTTATTATCCAACATTGTGTATTGGTGTTTTTCTTCTTCAAACGTCAATTGTAATTCTTGTTGTCTTTTTTTAACTATTTCTAGTATTTCATCTCTTACTTTATATAAATCTGTCATTTTATTTCAATATAATATTCATTTATTTGTCCCCTCAAATCAGCAATATCCTTGTCCAAAGGTAGTTTAACTATTTTAATTTTTCCATACAAATTCCCACCATTTAACTCGTGATATAATTTGATTGCATTATCCCAAGCATCACCATCCAAGGCAATTGTTATATTTCCATTACACTTTTCATATAAGGTATCAAATAATAATGAACTCATATGTTTTCCCAACATTGGAATACTATTTGGAATGAATATGGAATCAAATGCCCCTTCAACTAGGGTAATGTCTTTATTCCAATCAATCAAACTCTCAAAGAATATGATTTCATCTTTTGGATTTTCAGGATTTTTATATTTTGCTTTTGTATGTAAATCCCAACTTCTGGCAATATAGTAATTTAATTTGTTATTTTTATCATAAGATGGGATTATTATTCTACCAGCGTGACTGCCATTATCACAAAAACCAATTCCATATCTTTCAATTATTTCATCGGTAATACCCCTATTCATTAAATAATTATATGCTTGTCTTCTAACTGGGTATATTGATGAGACCTCATTGAACTTCCGATAAAAACTCGGTAGTTCGAGTTTGTTAACCTTTTTCTTTTGTATTGGTTTGTTTTCTTCTGGTGCTAATACAGAATAAGTTTTAAGGTGGGATTTTTTTCCATATTTTTTTATTAACTTGTATAGTGTTCCGTGCATATCACTTGTATCACCGCAACTCCAACAATGGAATAGGTGTTGGAAGTAATTTATTTCTAAATTACCTTTATGTCTCCCCTCATCACAATTTGGGCAATGATGTGCGATTTGGCCTTTAGATTCATAATGTTGTTTTTCATCCCCAAATATATCACGTAGTAAATCTACAATTATTTCATTATCGTCAGACATAATATTCACAAAGTTTTATTACCTAATATATTTATTAAAAACAATTTTGTCAAATGCCAACAACAATAACAATAAATGGAGTTTCAGGTTCAACACCTTTCGACATTTATCTATGCGATGATCCCTTAACAACTTGTGTTTATGTAGATACCATGACTGGTGGTACTTATTCATTTGATGTGCCATTAATTATGGATGGTCAATTATCATATAATCTAAAAGTTGTTGATGATAATGATTGTGAAATAATCTCAAATTTAGTAGTTTAAGAAATGAGTTGTCCTTGTCCATCGGGTTATACCCCAACCATAGATTCAGATGCCTGTATATATACCACAACCGCCGCAACAAGTGGGGGTTCATTTTTTTATACCGCAACGACTGGTAGTCAAAATGGTACTTATTGTAATTTAGGTGTTATATTTTATGAAGATGTAACAAATCTTTCGTTTCCAATTACCAATTCAGGAACAACAACCTCAGCATTTACTCAAAATGGTACATTACTTTTTAATACACAATTTTTAGTTGATAATAGTGGTAGAATTTTAAATATTCAAGTTGGAGGTCAAGATGGTGGTTATTTTGGTTGTTTTGGCGGGATATCCCCATATTACGGGCCTCCAGCTTTACAAAATTCGTTATGGGGGGGAGTAGTACCTTTTTCAGGAACTGGTAGATTAAATGTCGCAGGAATTTTCGCAACAACTAATCCTAATCCATTGGATACTTGGCTTGGATTTTCATATTGTTTGGATATTCCCGTAAAAGGAACATACTATATAGGATTTGGTGCTGATGATAGGGTTAGATTAAAAATTAATGGTAATTTAATTTATGAAACTTCACCCACAATTTATTGTACATCAATGCCCCAAACTTTAAATCTTAATACTTGGACAGTACTTCCTTTTACGTTCAATTCAGGTTTAAACATTATTGAAATGGAGGGATTGAATAGTGGTGGCCCCGCAGCATTTGCAGCTGAAATATATTCAGGTTCAGTTACAACCCTTAGTGCTTATACAACAACTATTCAATTAACTGCTGATACTTTATTTAGTACTTTAGATTTTATTGGTCAAGATATTCCATTATCAACTTCAATTACCGGTGGAACTTCTAGTACTGGTTATACTTGTCCAAGTGGTTACACATTATATACTTGTAGTGGAACACCATATTGTATTTTAATTGATAAAACTGACATTGTTAATTATTGTGTTAATGACACTGGTTTAGGATACGATGATTATTTTAAATACGGAGGTACTCATAATGGAGAACCATATTGGTCAGGAGAAACTAATGGTTACGTAATTTATTTCACAACTGGTGGAACTTGGTGTATGTCATCAGTATTGGATGGTACTTGTTTATTAGAGGGACCTTATCCTTGCAATTCAACTTGTCCTGATTTATGTGATGAATATGTATTTAGTGGAGCTTGTCCAACACCCACACCAACACCTACAGTTAATTGTTCCGTATTAGACTTTAATGCAATATTTGATTGTGAGGTTACTCCAACTCCAAGTGTTACTCCGACTATATCAACAACTCCAACTATGACTCCTACACCGAGTATTAGTGAACCTTGTGGTGGTAGAGCGGTTGATGTTACAATTTCTGGTTATACACCAACTCCAACACCAACCCCATCTATAACCCCATCAAGTACACCTCAAATTACAAGACCTTGTAGTGTTTCTGGTAATGTTGTTTTCAACACAGTTCTTGGATTAATTGAATGCCCTAGTAGTAAAAAATTCATTGATTGTGAAAATGGTAATTTATATTACGCATCCAATGCTCTTCCTTTACCTTCAGGTGGTACACTATCTCAATTATCAGTTTTCAAAGCTAATGTTGATGGTATTTCAAGATGTATAACATACGTTGGTATAGACTTAACAATTAATGGTATGAATATTATTGAATTGGTTGACGGTCCTTTAGATTTTGATGCGGATTGTTCAGTTTGTGTTCCAAGTGTAACTCAAACACCAACACCAACACCAACACCATCAATTACTCCAACAATGACACCAACTCCAACGGCATCAGCACTTGTTGGTTATTATTTATTCCAAAGATGTAATACAAATTCATATGTTATACAAACATTACCTGGCCCTACATCAGTAATTAACCAAGTATTCAGTTTGACCGATTATCCATATTCAAATGAATGTTGGAAATATATCTCATATTCAGCTAGTTATCCTTCATTACCTTTAGGTTCAACATCATCATTCTTATCAGGTAATAGTTTTCAAAGTTTAGGTGTTTTGTATTATTCGGATTGTAGTGAATGTATTGCAATAGTTGGGGATTCTGGTGAGTTATAATATTTATATTATAATCTAAATTAAATGACCGCACTAGTTTTTAATAATATTATTGGGTTAAATCAGCCATATACCATTTATGTGTGTGATGTATTTGGTAATCAATGTATTCTATTAGCTTACATATCAACAACTGTTCCAGCGATAAATACAATAACACTACCTCCTCAATTTAATTCTGCTCCAGCAATTGGAGTTAAAGTCATAACAAGTGATGGTTGTGAGAAATTTAAGGTATTATATTGTAGTGAAGATATAAAAGAATTTATGGATTTGGATGATTTCTTTTTTATGGATGGTGTTGGTTATTTCTTTATGTCCTAACTATTTATAAATAAAATATTAAATGGCATTTCTTACAGATAGAACTTTAGCAACTGGTGTAACAATTAATGATTTAATTCATATTGTCGTAACTGGTGATACATCTCAAAATCCTGCTGGTTCTTCATATAAAGCAACAATTTCTCAAGTTACCAATTTGGTTAATTCTGTTGTAATTACTGGTGGTACTTATAATAACACAACAGGCGAAATTACCTTTGTTAATTCATCGGGTGGTACTTTTACAATATCAGGATTTGTAACTGGTTTTACAGATACTAGTGTTACAGCGTTCACTTATGATAATGTTAATACTTTTACAATTTATGAAAGTAATGGTTCTACTTTTAGTGCTACAATTAATACATTGTCAGGTTTAACATATTTTTTAGAAACAACAACGGGTGTAACAACTTCGGCTTTTACTATAACATCAGGTATAACATATTGGGGGGTAAATTACAATGGAAATGTTGATGTTTCGATTCCTGACCCAACTGGTATTGATGGATATAAACTAATAATAAAAGATGAGGGAGGATATTCAGGTTCTTATAGAATAAGATTAACACCATTGGTTGGTACAATTGATGGAAATTCTTACGTTGATATGAACATAAACTATATGTCACTAACATTGGTGACAAGAAATAATAATTGGTGGTTAATATAATATGGCATACATTTTTAATAATTCGATAAAATACTCAGATAGCCCAAACCTAGATGCGTTTGGTAGATTAAGAACTGCGGCAGTAACTAATCTTTTAGATATCAAACACGTTTACGATAAAAATCCTCTTCAGGTAAATGAAGTTACCGCAGGTACTGCAACCTCAATTTTTGACCAACAATATGCAAGAGTTAGAATGTCTACTTCTGCTAATAATGATTTAGTTATTCGTCAATCAAAAACACATCCAATTTATCAACCAGGTAAAAGTCAATTATTTGAGGCAAGTTTTAGTAATTTTGCTATTGAATCTAATGTTATTAAAAGGGTTGGTATGTTCCAATCAACTACAGGTTCTCCATATAATTCAGTTTTTGATGGTTTCTTTTTGGAGAGTAATGGTGTTACAAGTGCAATAACATTTAACATATATTTGAGTGGTTCTTGTACATATAGTGCGGATACTTCTGTTTGGGATAATAGTCAATTTGACCCAAATAATTTTGATTGGTCTAAATCCAATTTGATGACTGTAGATTATCAATGGTTAGGTGTTGGTAGGGTACGATTTGGTATGATTTTAACAGGTCAAACAATCTATTTTGTTGACTACACCGCGGCAAATAATATACCAAATGTTTATATGGCCTCACCTAACCAACCAATAAGATATGAAATTAGACAAGTTGGCGTAGGGTCAGGTTATTTTGATATGATATGTTCTCAAACTTCATCTGAGGGTGCTTTAAATGGTTTATATTCAACCGTTTCAGTACCATATACTGCAACAACAACATTATTAAATTCAGGTGTAAAATATTCTTATATAGGTTATAGATTAAAAGAGACATATACCTCGGTTTCATCACAATATAATACAATAAGTATTCTTAATACGTCTAATGATAATTACTTATTGACTATGGAATTTAACCCAACTTTATCTTATACACCAACTTGGGTAGATATTCCAAATTCACCATTCCAATATAGTTTGGGTACTGGTAATACACATACTATAACATCAGCAGGTCACGTTATGACATCTTTGATTGGTGAGGCTGGTACTTCTGCTTTAACTACAACAAAACTTGATGACAATCAAATCAGAGTTGGTTCAAATGTTAATGGTACTTTGGATGAAATGTGGTTGTGTATAACACCATTAGGAGCTAACGCTGATTTTCTTGGTACTGCAGATATTCTATATTATTTATAAAGTCAAATTATTCTCTATATTTTTAATAAAAAAATATGGAAAATAATTTAGTATTTGTCTCCGCACATCCTGACATACCTTATTTTCATTGGCAAACAAAGGTATACACAAATAATTTTATTGAAAAAGGAATCAAACCTGAAAATATTCATGTTTTATTTGTTATGGTTAATGGTTTAACTTCCCCAACAGAAGAATCATTAAAATTAAAAAGTTTGGGTATAAATGTTCATCATTATTTGGATGATAGAAAAGATAAAAAATATATTCCAAGTTTAAGACCAATGGCCTTGTCTAGATGGTTAAAAGAATATCCAGAATTAGGGAAATGTTATTTTTATCACGATTCAGATATTATTTTTAGAGAATTACCAAATTTTGATAAATTATTAAGTGATGATATTGTTTATTTATCAGACACCTTAAGTTACATAAGTTATGATTATATTCTAGGATGTAATAATAGATATGAAACTCATTATCCAAATTTAGAAAAAGGTTATTTAATTAAATTAATGACAAATATTGTGGATATTTCAATTGATGTTGTTAAGGAAAATAATAAAAATTCAGGTGGAGCTCAATATCTGATAAAAAATACTGATTATACATTTTGGGAAAAAGTTTTTAATGATTGTGAAATGTTATATCGTAAACTTTTTGATTTTAATATAAGATATAGAATACCATCAGGTGAACTTCAGATATGGACAGCTGATATGTGGGCAGTTTTATGGAATCTTTGGAGAACTAATCACGAAACAAAAATAGTAAATGATTTAAGTTTTTCTTGGGCAACTGACACTATTTTAACTTATGAAAAACATCCCATATTACATATGGCTGGAGTTACTGAAGACGTAAAAACAACAAAGTTCTATAAAGGTGATTTTATTAATGTTAACCCATTAGATAAATTAAAGGAAAATATTAATTATTTTGATTACATAGAAAAAAATAGTTCAACTATAAAATATGTAGAGGAAATGAAAAAAGTTATAAAAAATGAACAATAAATCTATTTATAGAAAATTAATTTTATGTCATATTTAAACCCCGGTTATTTACCTGTTAATAGTTGTAGTGTTTTTACTGTTGCACCAATGATAGTAAAATGTAATGTTACTAATGTTACAGGTAAAGAAGGTTCTGCTAATGGTTCTATAACTTTAGGGATAACTGGAGGTACAACACCATATACTATAACTTGGACTTATCCAAATGGTATCACACTACAAGGTTCTCAAACTATTGATAATTTATCCGTTGGAACTTATACCGCGTCAATTACTGACTATTATGGTGATTTTATGGTAACTACTAGTTGTACTGTTGGTGCACCTACAACAACAACCACCACTTCAACAACAACATCACCACCACCATATACTGAATATAGTTTTTGTTATACTATTTTTATAAAGGATATTAAAGGTAATATTTTAGATGTAATTCAATTTAATTTTATACCAAATACATATATAAATGGTTATCCTAGTTGGATTTCTGACCCTGGTAATCAAGAAATAATATACTATGAACCAACAATACCAAATAATGGTGGTTGGTCTTTATCTGGTTCACCTTCAAGTATTATAACGAGTAATAGTATTGTATCTTTTAATTCTGAACCTTCATATCCACCTATTGCAGGTATAAATCCCAACTTCACTGCTTGGACTGTACTTATAGCTGGAAATCCAAATAGTTCAGTAACAGCTTCAGAAGGTTTATGTTTTTAAAATATGTCGTTATTTTCATCAGTTAATATTAATCAAGGTATATGTGGATGTGATGGTTCTTTATCCATTACAGCACAAAATGGTACACCCCCATATTCTTATTCAATAGATGCTGGTGTTTCTTTTAGAAATACCCCTCTATTTACCAATTTATGTACAGGTACTTATACAGTAGTTGTTAAAGATTCTTTATCTGCAGTTAGTACTAATACAATAGTTCTTAATAAACCAAATGAACCTACAACATATAGTGTTTTTTTAAATACTACATCATCAGTTTTACAAAATAATGGTATAAGTGTAACAAAAAAATATGAGACAAGTGTTGTTGTTACGCCATCTTTACCTATTGGTACTTATATCACATTTGATGTAAATCATACAAATGTTAATAAAGTTTCACCTACATCTTCAGCGTCAACAACTACAACAAATTCTCAACTTGTAATAGACTCAATCGTTATTTCACCAACTCTAACTGGATTAACAACTGGTTCAACGTATAATTCAATACCAGGTTGTCAATCAAATACATTATATGTTGATACAATTACAGATTCTTGGAATAGTTTAACCTTAAGTGGTACAACAGATTTTTTACTTACAACAACGACTTCGCTAGTTAAAAATGTGGATGTGGATTGTTATTACTCAACAAATGAAGATTTTTATTCTCTGAGTAATCTTAATATTTTTGGGTGTAGTTGTTGTAAAGTTTCAACTACATAATTTAAAACATTATATTTATATTTTATGGGATACATTTTAAAAAATACATCAGGTCTAATAAATACGAGAATCACCGACACAGGTAGGTTGAAAATCTCACAAGGTAATTTTAATATTTCTTATTTCCAACTTGGCGATAGTGAAGTTTCATATAATGCTTTACCACAATCAACATATAATCAATTTAATAATTTTATACTAGAACCAAGTTTTAATGCTCAAAACTCAGCAGGTGTTCCACAATCAAATAAAGAAAACATAAAATATCCATATTATGTGGATGGTAGTGGTGGAAACACTTATGGTATTCCATTTATGGCTTCTATAGTTGAACCTATCTATAATAAAGCAACACCTAGAGGATTTTTTACTGGTACATCAGTTGATGATGTCTTTAATTGGAGTGCTAAAACGAATAATACTCACGTAATTAACTCTAACTATGTGGTAGATATGAGTACACTAATAGGTACTAATACTATTGTGGTTACTGATAATTCTTGTAATGATAGTCCAATAAGAGGTATACAAGCTGGAGATATTATAACAATATATTACGATGGGAATGGATTGAATGATTGTCAATGTACTACAGCAACAACAACAACAACTAGTACTTCAACTACTACAACTACAACAAATCCATGTGTTACACCAATTCCAACAACTACAACGACAACAACAACTTGTTCTTTTATAAATCCTTGTTGTCCACCACCTGTAGTTGATTGTTTAGTAAATGTATCATCTTGTTATTCAATTCTTACATATAGAGTAATAGACGCTTGTAATAATACTTTAACTTTGGATAGACCTGTTCCAGATTTTTCATACTTATATTCTAGTTGTTTTGCTAGAGTTTTAGTTTATCCATCTTCATTTACTGAAATTTATGATAGCGTAACACCAAGTAATCATTGGTCAAATAATGTTATTAATTATGAATCAGTTTGTACAACAGATGAATTTGATGTCAAAATATGGAATATGAATATTCCTTGGTCTGAAAGTCCCGCAGGGATTGATTCAAATGTTTATAATGATTACACTAAATTTGGTTCAATTAATTATTTAGGGTCTAAAGAATATTTTGGTTATGCTTCAAGTAGTGGACAAACTGATACAAGTTCAGTTTACTATTACAATTCATTTGATGAAAAGATAACGGTTAAACCTGAAGAACAGAAAACTATTGCAATAGTTCATTACACAAATCAAACTATTGATTTATTTTATGGTGAAAAATTTGCATTAGAACCTTTTGATGAAACAGCTGAAGATACCACAGGACAAGCAAGAAATTTCAGAATTGATTTACCTTGGTTAATGTGGCATAAAAATTCTAATTGTTGTAATGGTCAATCATTCTATGTTGACCCTCCAGGGTTTGATGACTTGAATCTATACACTATTCATTATTTAGAGTCAACCAAAAACTCAGATATGAACACCCCAGGTATTCGATATTACCACTTATGGGATACTAATCCAAACTTGGATGGTTACCCTAGTAGAGTTGGTAAAGTGTTCCCAGATAGTAAAATAATTATCTTTGATGATGAAGAAATCATTGCTGCTATGTCTTATAAGTCTAATAGGAATTGGACTTTACCCGCACCAAAAGTTTCATTAATAACACCTAATATATGTGGTTTAGATAATAATTCAGTTGAGGGTATTTTAACGGGTAATACTGAATATCTTTATGTAACATATAGATTATCAAATAATTTTGGATTTACAAATTCATTACATTGTAATTACTACCAAAGTATTCAAGGTCCAAATGTTTCTTGTAATCCTATTACATCTCAAAATGTTAGTGTAAGATTTGGTGATGAATTTTCATGTTTAGCTACGGCTAACACATCTATTACTCCTTGTTGGTATTCCGGTTTTACATTTTGGTTTTTATCCCTTCCAGAAACATTTCCTGATACTTATACAGCGTATCCGTTTGTTAATACAGAACAAAATTTAAATGGTTTCCCAATATTTAGAAGTCTTGTTGATGAGGGTGCAATTTATAATATTTTTTATGATGGTAATGATTGGGTAATTAGAAGCAATGTTAATAATACAGACCTAATAATTAATTTTACAAATGGCGGATTAATTGGTGATTTTACTATTGATTTTGAAGGAGTTGTATCAGGTTATACTGAATGTAATTATAATCCTTTATTATGTGTAACATTATGTGTTGAAAATGAATCTTGTGTGACATCAACATATCTCAATACTTTGAGTGGGTCAACAAATCTTTATTTAACAAATTTTGATTTAGCTGAAAGATTGGTTTATAATTCACCTGACTGGGAGATTTATTCAGCAGATACTAGAATAGCCATTTTAACAGGATTAACTGAAAATGATATTCCAATTGGAACTTGGATACCTGATGTTGTTCCTGTTACTGGTTTAACAACAAGTTTATTTGAAGATTGTGTAAACATTACTTGTAGTAGTTACTCAGCTAGTACAACAGCAAATAGTGCGACAATTAAAGTTGTTGATTGTAGTTTTATTATTTCAGATGAAACAATTATAACTTCAGGAATTACATATAGTGGTTGTGGTATAACTTTAGATGGTTCTTTAGACTCCGCAATTATTCAAGTCTCTGGAGAAACTACATATGGAAGTTATACCGGAACTTGTCCAACATATTCAGCTATTACTGCAAGTACTATTTGTTCTGGGTTATGTAATGTAAATAATGGATTTATTGCTAATAAGTTTGAAATAATTTGTCAAAAAGTGGATGGTAGTGGAAGACCTATTTCCGATGAATGGAAAATTATTGATTTTACAGACCAATTAAGTGGTTCAACAATAAATGGTTTCTTAACCCAATCAGGATTAACTGGTAACACTTTTGTTATTACTCAAGATTTATATGATAATGCAGATATATACGATTTAAGTGATTATATTGATTTAACACCTATTGGTCTTACTGGACATCAATTGAATTTTGGGGATGAATATTACTTTTATGGTAATATTGAAACTGATATTCAGGCAACAATATATGAAATGGTGTATAAAATAAATTTGAGTGGCGTTGAATTTCAAACTCCATCAAATCCAACTTGGTCTTCAAGTAACAATCGTTATATCACTGAAATTGGTCTTTACGATTCTGATAAAAATCTTATGATTATATCAAAAATGCAATCACCCATATTAAGACAGGGTATTCAACAATTTTTGATTAAATTAGATATATAACAATATGAGTAAAGATATTAAAGAAACACCAAAAGTGCTTGGTCTAGATGTATCAACTAGTACAATAGGTTGGGCACTTTTTGATTTAGATTCCAAAGAATTATTAGAATTAACACATATTTCACCAAGACCAAAACCAAAAGAAGAAAATAAAATAAAAGAGCTCATTCTTAAAAGTGAGATTTTTAAAATAAAATTAAAAGATTACTCAAACTTTAATATCACAAAAGTTATAATCGAAGAACCATTATTAAATAGTAATAATGTTTATACTGTACAAACATTACTTAGATTTAATACTTTAATATCTAAGGAGATTTATGATACTTTAGGAGTTGTACCAGAATATATTTCAACATACAATTCAAGAAAAAACGCATTCCCTTGGTTAGTTAAAGAAAACGATAAAGGTAAACACGTATTATTTGGTGGCTATCCTAAAGATTGTGATAAAAAACAAATAATATGGGAACAAGTCGCAAAAAAAGAACCCCAAATAAATTGGGTTTATACTAAAAATAACACACTCAAAAAAGAGAATTTTGATATGAGTGATGCCTATTGTTGTGTGTTAGGATATATGAAACAAGAAGGTAAATGGTAAAATTAAAACCCCACTTTTTAGGTGGGGTTTTTTATTATGGTACTGCGGTGTCTCCGATAAATGTCCAAGAGTAAGTTCCAATAATATTTGACCTTGCAATATCACTAGGACTTCCTATTTGATATTGTCTTCCATTCACACCAAAATTCACATTAAGTTGTAATGATGGTAATAGATTCCAATTAACTAATAATGCTTCATATTTACTTTGATTCATTCCACAATTATCTAACATTGATATCATATCAGTAACGTTAGATACATTCCAATTACTAATATCTTGATTAAAAATTATTGCGTTATTGAACATTTGAGTCATAACAGTAACATTTGATACATTCCATAAACCAATATCTTGGTTAAATGATGTCGTATTGAAAAACATTAATGACATATCAGTAACATTCGAAACATTCCATAAACCAATATCTTGATTGAATGATGTCGCATTGTAAAACATAGCTCTCATATCAGTAACATTTGAAACATTCCATAAACCAATATCTTGGTTAAATTGTGAGTTAGTAAACATAAATGACATATCAGTAACATTTGATACATTCCATAAACCAATATCTTGGTTAAATGATGTCGCATCAAAAAACATATCACTCATATCAGTAACATTCGAAACATTCCATAAACCAATATCTTGATTGAATGATGTCGCATAGTGAAACATGCCACTCATACTAATAACATTTGAAACATTCCAAGAACCAATATCTTGGTTAAATGATGTCGCATCAAAAAACATATCACTCATATCAGTAACATTCGAAACATCCCATAAACCAATATCTTGATTGAATGATGGAACATAGTAAAACATACCACTCATACTAACAACATTTGATGTGTCCCAATATTCAACATTATTGATTGTTGTTAATGATGTACAATCCCTAAAGGTATCCTCCAATATTGATGTCGTTGATAAATTAATAAAGTCAGTAACTCCAGTTAATACCAAATTATTACAACCATAGAAATGGCCTGGTGAATCTCCTAATTCTAATATACCCCATTGTTCAATAGATGAAATTTTAGCAACGTCTCCGCTGTTATTGAATGAAAATCCACTAAATTGACCATTAATAGTAATTTGATAAATACCAGTTGCGGTATATGTATGTAAAGTATTTGAATCATTCCAAGTTGTTATAACATCAGAATTTCCATCACCCCAATCAACATCAAAATCATAATATCCTCCTGATACTGTAGGTAATTGGAATTGGTCAACTAAACTTGAACCTGCAGATAATTTAGTTGTGTCAACTGTAAATATAAACGGAGCTAAAACTGGTGTAGAACATACTTCACAACTAATATCATAATAAATTTTTACATCAATTATAACTGTTGCATCCACAATAGAAATCGGTGGATTACAAATTGTTGTTATCTTTAAATCACCACTCACAGGGTCAATAGTAACGGAGTCAATATTAGGATATGTTAATAATAATGTTTCAACAGAATCAAATAAAGTAGTATCTGTAGGATAATCAGTTATCCCACTACTTACATAAAAGATATCAGTTTGTATAACTCCATTAACATTTACAACAGATTCAAAAGATGCGGAATTAAGAATACAATTAGTGTCACCAGATGTTAAATCAAAAAATCCTTCAATTAACATCTGTTTTAACCCTTTCTTAACTATTTGACCTGAATTGTTAAAATCATCATCACAAATATTATATATTTCATATGATGAAAATAAATTATAACCCAATAAAGTTATCGTTCTAGTTTGACTACAACCAAATGAATCGGTAATAGTTAATGAATATGTTCCTGCTGATAAATTTGTTATTGTTAATCCTGTTTGCAATCCCACATTTGAACTCCAATTTAACGTAAATGGTGGTTCACCACTAGTTATAAAAGTTTCTATTATCCCATTATTACCAATAGGATTTGTTCCGTTTAAAATGAAATTAACACCACTCGAACTATTAATCGTAAATGGTAATATTTGTTGACATAAGTTAACATCAGTTACTGAAGCAGTATAACTTCCTGATGGTAAATTAGTAAAAGTATATGATAAAGAATTAGAAATAACACTTTGTCCATTAATTTGATATGTATATGGTGCCGTTCCTCCAGTAGTTATAGATAAGGTTACTGAACCATCATCATTTCCACAAGTTGTACCTGTGGCTGACACACTAAGAGTATATAATATGTTATTATTTATTGTATATGTTTGTGAATAAGGACATATTCCTAAACTATCTGTAATGGTCAACAAGTAATTACCTGAACTTAATCCATTGAAGACTGCCCCACCATTTTGTATTGGTTGTAGGAAAGTACTCGTATTTGATAATGAATCAGTCAATGTGTAAATATATGGAGCACTACCCCCAAATATAGTCACATTAATTTCACCTCCATTATTATTACATGTTGAATTTGTAATATCAACAGTAACTAATGAAATTCCACTAGGGGTTTGTAATGTTGTTGTTGATGTTGATTGACATAAACCAGCATCAGTCACCGTAACTGAAAAATTACCTGATGGTAATCCAGTGAATGTATAAGAAGTGTCAAATGTTATAACAACTTCTCCGTTTGAACCCTCAATATGATAAGGTGCAGTACCTCCTGAAATATAAACTGTCACAACACCATCAGAAGTGTAACAAGATGGCTCACTATCAATTAAAATTAAAGAACTCAATGCTGGTACTGATTCAATAGTGGCTGAAGCCGCAGTATTACAACCAATTCCATCTGTAACTAAAACACTATAAAATCCATTACTTAATCCAGTAATTGATTGTCCAGTTCCACCATTTGACCATAAATAAGTATATGGAGGAGTTCCAGTTAAACCAGTTATATATAATGCACCAGTATTAATAAAACATGGGGAATTATTTACTTGATATAACCCATATGTAAATGAACTTGATGGTTTAATTATACAACTTTCACTTTTACCAGTACACCCACCACCATCATCAGAAATTACATAATATGTTCCAGCTGAAAGTGAACCAAATACTATACTATTAATTCCACTAGTTCCTGAAGTTATAAATCCAATTGTATTTTCATATAAATAATGTGTTGATGGTGCATATAAATTTTGAGTTGTTGCTGTTATTACGCCATTATTAAATCCACACGAAGTATTTCTTGACTGAATGGAAACACAAGTACCTGATGAAATATTAACATTCATTAAGAAATATGTGTTGCCTGATAAACAACTATCAATAACATTAAAAGTATATGTTCCAGCAGATAAACTACTTTCAGTATAACCTGTAACACCAGGTCCTAATACTGTAGTTCCTGTTGTCGGACTAATCCATTGAATTGTATAATCTGGAGCATCACCCTCAATAGTAATCCCAAATGAACCACTGCTAGTATTTGAACAATCACCAGTTATACCACTTAAAAAAACATTTAATTCACAAGCCATTAACTACAATATATTTGAAAATTTATTCCTACATTTATTTTAAAGTTTATTATTGAATCCGAAATTGAACAAGATTCACTATAAACTACCACAGTATCGTTATCAGTTAAATAATAATTATATCCATAATTCTTAAGTTCTTCTAATGCGGCAATTATTGCTATATCCCAATCAGAAACACTTGGTGTACTAAATGTTGGTATGTTATACCCAATTCCATTAAAGAATGGATACGAAACAATCGTAGTATTGTTTACACGTAAATCAACATACCATATAGTTGTCATGCTATTTAAATCACAATTACCTACAGATGTTCCATTTGTCGCCAAATATGTATTTAACACATTACCCAATACAGAACCAAAAGTTGTTACGTTAGGATTAGAATCCCAAGGATATATTGGACATTCAACAGATTCAACTGGGCAATCTAACCTATATAGATTATCATTTAATTCACAAGGTCTACATAGTGGGGGTCTTTGTTTTGTCGGTCCACAATCAACACCTTCAGTTGATATTATGAACTTTTCGCTAATCCACGTTTTACCTACAGGGCACACTGAATCAACATCCAAATATCCATATTCTATATTGTTTATAAAAAATTCCCATCTAGATAATGATGAATTATATCTGATTAGTAATACATTTCCTGATGTTAAATCAGTATAAATATAAGATTGTCTATTATTGAAATAACCATTAGGTGTTAATTTAAAAGTTGTAGGACTAGTTGGATTCTTCAATTTAAATGTTAATTGAATACATTCACAAGGATTTGTTTCTTCAACAGTTATGATTTGACATCCTCTTTGTCTTTTCCATACAAATTTTTGTCTATGAAATATTGAATTTTCATATTTAATTCCCGTGTTAAATATTGTGGTCGCTGGGACCATTTGTTCAATTAACCTAATCCAATAATCCCCCAAACCATTGACATAATCTATCATAGTTTGGTATGTAAAATTATTGTTAGTAATATTAACATTTTCAGATTCCAAATATCGCCAATAAATTGATTCTAATGTTGGATAACCCCCAGTTTTACCATTAAATGAATATTGTCGATTTCTTACATTAATCATGTTTCTCCAAAATGTTTGAGCAAATTCGAAGAAAGATTTACTTTTTGGTTTTGGATTTAATTCGGTCCAATCTACGTCACCTCTATATGGGTATCTAGGTATTGGACATGGGTCACAAGGGTCATCACTACCAAAATTCATTCCTTCATTAGGAATTGGGTAATTTAACTCTCTTGACAAATACCATACATCATAAGCTAATCCTTGTGCTGGATTTAAAAATATCTCAGTATTTTTAACATTTAAAACTAATTTATCATCTCCAACAAAATATCTAGCGTTTATATTACCATCTAAATTAAGTCGTAAATTGATTTCATCATCATACCAACTTTTATTATTATCAACTGAAGGTGATAATTTATATCCCAAATTCATAAATGGAAATTTTCTAAATCTATTTAGATATTCTTGACCATATGAAAATGGTAGTAATGATGTTTGATAATTAGGGTTATTTCCCGTGAAAACACTTAAAGTAATATTAACTTCTTCAGGTCCTCTATGTTGTGGTGTTTGTTCAAACCATCCACTACCAATTTGGAAAAAATAACTCTCAGAATCAACTGGTGCTTTTGGATATCCTAAACTATCAATTGGGAACTCGTCTATTGACGTATTAACATCCTGAATAATAGCCTCAGTAGTAAATCCAGTATATTCAACCCCAAAGATTGTAAAAGTATTCGCTGGTTCTAAAACAGGAAGTTGTTGTACATATGTACCACCTGAAATATTTCCAAATTCAGTATTGAATTTGTTCATATTTATTTTTTGGTCAGCCAAATAAATAAATTCATTAAATTCGACTAAAGCATCAGGGGCTCCAATGAGTTTTAATAAAATTTCAATAGATTTTCTAGTTCCTTTTGATTTAAAAAGATATGCCGAATTTAATATTATATTTCTATAAAATTGATAATTTAATTCATCAGGAGTTTGAGAGTTTGGTAACCCTGTAAAGTTTGATGGTTGTTGATTGTTTTGACCAAATACTGATGACAAAAATTGGTCATTTGTTATTGGTGATATATTTGTAGTCCATCCTAAAGTTTGTGCTAAATTTTTAAGAAGTTGACTTGGTATATCATTACCAACAGTATAATTTACTGAAGTCATAAACGACAATGAACCAATAAACGTATTTACTTCATCAAAACTTCTACCATATATTTGTAATATTTTTTCAACTTTTTGGTCATCAGTGTCAAATTCTTTTAAAGCACCTGTAGTTAAAAATCTTGAGATTAAATTGGTTCTAAGTTCATCATATAATTCACTTATTCCGTTAAGTTTTGTTAAATAGTTTTGAAACGATGCTGTAATTATGTCAAGATTCCACTTACCATATAATGTCCAAGTTAATTGATTTTTTTCAATATAAAATGTACCATCTTCAGCTTCTCTAGGTATTTGATATGTTGATGTATATATTGGTGTCGCATTTCTATTTAATAAGAAGTTTTCAACTTCCCCAAAATCTTCATTAAATACTTTATTAACTTGAGTATCGTTAGGTCTAATAATTAAGTCACTAATAGTTGTTGATTCACCTGAAAATGGATTACCTTGTACAGTTAAATTAAGTGTACCAACGGTTAAAGATGTTGTTGGTATAATTCCAATTACTTTATATCCATCATTATTAACATACAATGAATAATTTGCATATTCTATTGTCATATTTCTTAATGAAGAAACTTCAATTTCTCTCAATTCAAGATTTCTTGTTGAATTAACCGTAAAATCAATACCAAATGGATTTCTAATCCTTGCTAAATCTAAATCAAAAGTTGTTGAGTCCGTTGTTGGATTATATGATATGTTGGTGGCAGTATCACCAGTTAAGTAATTTAACCCTAAAAATGTTGATTCTATTGCAGCAGGGAAATAACTTATAATAGTTGTAATTGTTGCAGACATTCTTTTAACTAAAGAACCATATAAAACAAAATTACTTATTTGTGATAAATCATAATTAGGATAAACCTTAAAATTATTTTCAACTATAGTTTTTGATTGATTAACATTATCTAACCCCAAGGATTCTAAATTTATTGGGTTTGAGAATGTCCCAGTAATAAATGTTCTATCAACCTTTTCACTGGCTGATTGTGTGAATTCAAAATTACCCTGAGTTAACCCACCACCACCAACAAGTTGTAACCCAACTAAATTGTTAGAAAAACTACCAGCACCTGATGCTTGTGGAGGACAAGTAAATTTATTAGCCATTATTGAGTTATATTTGTAAAGTTTTTACTGAAATCAATATTATCATTTCTATCTTGTCTAACTTCATACAACAATTCATTGAATTGATCTCTAATTTCATATAAATTGTATTGTTTGTAGATGTTATTATCAGAATCGTACAATGTGTAGATACCATCATCAATTGATTTCGTTTGATTACCAAACAATGCAATCGCTAATGTTGAGAAGTCGTGTTCAGCTATTTCAATATCCAATGATAATGGATTAAAAAATGTATGACTTATTATAACATTTTGGTTTGGTTGTCCAATAAATGGTATCGCATTAGGTTTGTTTGTAGGTGCTGATGATGGTGAAAGTGTACAAAATATTAAATTACTACTACTATCAGTATATCTGTATCTTATAGCTTTTTGTGATGTATTTGTAAGATTTTGAATAACAGGTTCGCAAAAGAATGATGATGTTATTATCCTAAAAAAATTAGGTATTTTACTACCATCAGTATTTAAATACTCAATCCTAAATCCAACTAAACCTTGATTAACAAATTTATTTCTATATTCAGTTGGTACTGAATTTAAATCTATAATAATACCTCTAACATTAGGTAATGCCGATAAAACTCCACAATCTAGAAGTGTTGTTCTTATTTGAACTGGTCTAATATATAAAGTGTAAATACCAATCCTATTGAATTGTTCCGCAGGTAATCTAAGATTATATAACCCCCCCAAAATCTCAATATTCGCATTTCCACCTGTTTGTGCATTATTAAAATATGGTCTTAATATTGATTTAGCATCCAATTTAGTTAATACAAAATTATCAGTATCATCCCTTGATGGGGTATAATTTAATATTATTTCCACATCTTCTGGTGAAACATCAGCTGGCCTTATTGTCCCATAACTACCTACCGCCATTTATTATAAATTTTAATTCGTTTATCTTTATCATTTCTTATAAATATTGAAGTTATGTATTTATTATATTGAAAAATCCATATCCATATTTTTCTATATCACCAATATTATCAACTTCCCCTAATCTCATAATTCTTTCCAATCCTGAATTTTTACCTCTCTCTATGAATACATTTGATTGGATTTCAGGCTCGGAAATTACATTTAATAAAACTTCATTTTTGGTAATTGCTGAACAAACATAATCAACTGAAGACACCCCACTAACAACAAAAATTGTTATGTTGTCAGGGTAATCAAAATAATCTATGTTATTAAGGGTGTATGCTGTATAATTTGAATTAGGTGGTGTCCCATAAAAAATTCCAATAGCTCCACTAGAACCTGTTATAGTTTCATTAGGTTTGTATTTACCCCCAATTAATTGTGTTTTAGGACCATACACTTGTAAATCACTTAAACAAGATTTTGTATATCCACTAATTATCAATGGTTGACCTTGTAAATAATCATTAAAACCATTTATTGTCGCATCACAAGTACTATCACCACTAAAAATATAATCATACATAATTGGTGTACCTGACCAACTTCCTCCTAATGGAGTAAAATATGCAGTTCCGTTAGGATTATCAATTGTCACGCCAGTTATTGGTATGTGAACTGTTTTTTGTATCAGATTATATCCCCAAGGACTTATTCCAGTTATTGATATTGTGTACTCACCATCAGAAGAATACGTATGCGGGATTGGTAGTGGGGTATATGGTGATACTGGTTCAGTTTGACCATCCCCCCAAGAAATTTGATAACTAGAAAAACTTAAATATTTTTTAAGTTCATTTTCTGAGGTGTTATACAAAATAACCGTATAATATGGAAAAATTGAATCTCCTGTAAAGATGAAATTATTCATTACATCTTGTTGTAATATCATCCCATCAAAAACAGAATAATACCCAATGTCAGTTGCAGTTTCTGTTAATAAAATTGGAATTGTTATACCCGTTAATAAAGATGTTCCATTAGTACCGCCAGATAAAAGTTGTGTCATTGACGAATAAACATATGTCAAACCAGTAAAATTACTTGTTGTGGTTGTTGTTGTAATGTCACAACAAGGGTCTGACTCAACAATATTAGTCGGACTATCAACATTATATCTAACCAAAAATAAATCTTTAGTTATTACTTCAGGTGAAATTCTAATATGTCTATTTTGTGTTCTCATCTTATTGTGGTGGATTTACATATTCATACCATTTCATAGGATTAATACTTGTTCCAATTCTTGTATTTGGTGAATATCCATCAAAAATTTGATATGTTTTATTGGTATAATCCAAGACAACTTTATTAAAAAATAACTTATTACCATCGAAAATAAATTTATTAGACAATATAGCTTGAGACCTATTCATCATTTTTACAAAAACCCCCAATTTCGCATCAAAGAATTTTGCTGACATATAAAATGTATCAATCTCCAAATAATTAAAATCATTCAACCAATAAAAAAAGAATCCCTCTTGGTCACCAATAAAATCCAATATAAAATATGGTTTTTTTATATTAACATTACTTAATGAATTTGATGTTGAGGCAGTTTGGGTTAATCCTTGTTGTGTTGGTATTATTACCGTAAAATAATTAGTTTGACTTTTAACATTAGTTGTATCATAGAAATCTAATTTAAAAAAAGAATTCCTAAATGGTCTACTAAAGTAATATACTTCAGTCGAAGTAAAACCTTCTGATAAATAACTATTTTTCCAAAGATTAATATTAGCTACGGTTGTTGATGTTACTGTAATTGGTGGATTTGAATAAAAATTAAATTCATAGTTAATTGCAGTCCTACTATCATTTAGGAAATATTCACTATGGTGAAATCTTGAAACTTCAAAGTCTGTTGCAGTTCCAATTATTTCTTCAATAACTGTAGATTCGTATTCTTCAATACTATCTTGTTTGCCCAAGAAATCCCAATTCATTTCAATTGGTAATTCAAGTCCTTGATTGGTATCCGAAAGTCTTAAATAATATTTATTCACAAGGGTCTGTTATTGGTTCTGATGTTATGGTCTGTTCAATATAATTAGTTCCCTCTGGAATTATTCTAAAAATAAAATTATTATAAGGGTAATGAACACCGTTTAAAAATGGATAATCAACACCTAATCCACTACTATCAACATACCCATAAGGATATAAATCTCGCCAAATAAATTGGTCGTTTGTTGTTGTGAAATATGAATAATTAGGGATGTTTTCAACAGTTCTTTTATCTCCATTCTCAATATAATCCGAAAATACTCTTATAGTCATAGAATGTAATGGGTTATAATAATATCCTCGTTGATTTGAATTTGTTGTTTCCAAAGATTGATTAATATCAAATAAGTTTGGATTGAATTTTATCTTATGATAAACACGAGATATAACCCTCTCTTTTTGTTCAAAATCATTCCATTCACATAAATCACCATCCAATTCATCACCCTTTTGTAATGAGTCTAAATAAGTAAAATTATATTGATTCCCGTTTACTATTCTTTGATAATCTGTAAATAAAAATGTCGTATTTGATAATGAAAAATTATTATCCCACCAATTATTTGGTATATTATTAGTATTAACAGATGGAATATTAAATCCCCATCCTTGTTTCATTGGGTAATAATTATTAGTTTGAGAATCGTTCACCCCAAATGTCCATCCAAAATATCCTTTCCACATTACCGTGAAAAAAAGTTCAGATATTGGTCTTTTTTGATTGTCTAATAAATTATTAATATCCAAAATATTGTTAACTGTAACAGAATATGCTTGTGAGCCTTCCTTAACCGAAATTCTTGATGTTAAATTTGGGGTTAAATTTGCTGGTTCATATTTTTTGACATTTCTAAAAGCTGTTTGTTCAAATCCTGTTTTTGTTACAACAATATCATCAATATTTGTTAATATTTTATTTCTTCTTATATAATATTTTGATATTGTATCAGTAACATTATCTTTAAGTAATAATCTTTTAGCAGTTCCTTGTCCACCATCATTAAATGTTGAACCTGTGAATCCAATATTAACAATATTAAAGACATATTCATCACTTCCAAAAGTATCATCACCCAAGGAATAAACTTGATGAATATCAATAACACTACTACCAGTATATCTAAAATTAGAACTAACTTGAAAAAATTCTCCAACACTTAACCCATGTTTTATTGGACTTCTAAACTGAATTATGTCCCTACCATTATAAGTTGAGTTTTTAATCACAAATGGAATTCCATCACTTACAGTCCAATTTACTGTAGGATAAAGTGGTGTGGGGTCATTTGGAACTTTGAATATAGCTTGTAATTGTTTATTGTAGTCATTTTCAAACGCGTAACTTATAAAGAAATTCCAATTATAACTTGATGCACTCTTTGCTACAAAATTAATATGAGGTGGTGTTGAACCTGATGTTATTGTATACCCTGATACATTATAATCATTTCTAATAAAATCAAATTCATTATATAATGGGAATCCACCCCAAGGAAAATTTGAATTTGGATTACACCTTTGAATTACTGTTTCTTGGGCGTTAAGATAATATAAATTTTGTTCAAATGGTGGATAAGGTGGATTACCTATTGTTTGACCACTATAAGCATTTTTGAATATTATTGAGAATTTACAAGTTGGTCTAAATTTATTTGAAGCCTGTCTTTCATCTTGAAAAACTTGTTCCAAATTTATATTAGGAGTTCTATCATATTCAACTTGTTGTTTTTGTGTTTCTTCTAACCCAAGTTGAATTGATAAATCTGTATTTGGTGACCCCTTATATCTTAAAGAACCTAAAACTATTCTCGTATCATTAATATTCCCCATTTATTCAGTTATGTTTTCAAAATTTATCCATTTTTTTATAAATCTATCCCAAGCTGTTTTTCCTTTCTTTAATCCAAAATAAAAATAAAATGGTGAACCTACAATAATTTTATTATCTTGAGGTGAGTTCTGTTCCCAAGAATTTATATCTGGATTATATTCGTTAGTTGTACTATCGTATGAATAGATATAACCTTTATCATCTCTACTATATGTACTAGTATTAGTTCTAAAATACCTTGAACTAACGTCTAATCTATCCAATGATTGATATTTTTTATAAAAGAAACTTCCATTATTTATTGTATCCGTGTACCAAGTATTACTTTGAGACCCAAAAATATTAGGATACTGATTTGTATTTATTTCCCATTGATAAAATGGTACTTCTTGTGAATAAACATAGAAATTGTCAAATGCACAATTATTACTAGGGTCAACCAATTCATTAATAATATTTCGTTTAGGTGATATGAAATCTCTTGTTTGAGAATCTGATGAGAAAAATATACCAAAAATAGCATTGTTACTATTAGTGTCATTGAAGTAAATAGGGTCTTGTCCAGGATTTATTGGTGGGTAATTTGATGATTCAAATTCAACAACCCCTAATTCTGAACTTATTGATATCATTTGTGCATAATCACCATCAACAAATCCTAGATAATCATTTCTACTATCAAAATAACTACCAACCCCAACACCACCCGTACCAGCTAAAGCTTCAATGAATTTAAGATTTACCAATCTACTAATAATTAATAAATTTAGAATCTCTGAAACATCTTTATATGTTGTTTCTGATAATCTATCCATAACATATCCATCAAATTCATTTGAAAAAACTAACTCTTGTGTATAATTTGTTTTTGGACCTAAATCAATTATTGTTGTTGGAAATTTAAGATTTTTTTTGTTACCTTTATATAATGAATTACGTGGGGGTGCACCAACAAATCTAGGAGGTAAACCTATATTACCGGAAAAATAAGGACTACTTCTATAATAAAAATTATTAGTCGGATGTAAAATTATGGTATCTTTACAATAAACACTTTTAGGTTGATTATTAATATCAAAACGTCTGTCATTTTTAAATGCAAACGCATACAATGTTCCATTTATCCAATTATTTGTGAACATATGTGACCATACATTTCTACAGGCAGCAAATGTTATTTGTAATCTATTAGTCCATTGATTTAGTAATTGAATATCTCTAGGTAAGGTCAATACTGGAACTGTTATTAACACATAACAGCCATTTTCCATAATTGGTGTTTCATTTATACCATTATAATAACACGTATCTGTTTGAGGTTTTACATTAATTTCACCCGTACTACCTTCATAACAACCTAAAGGTACTAAACCTGAACAAGTGAAAGTACTTAATATGGTTATTCCTGAAGGTTGGTCATCTAAAGTATCTAAAGAATTACTAAATGTTGGTGTTCCCAATTCTGTAGCCGAACTTGTACCAAATATTCCAACTCCTGATGTTTCGTCATCATTAACAAAATAAACTGTAAACTTTGGATTTGAGAATAATGGGAATGTATTTTCTAAATCTTGAATATAAGATGTTGAAGTTGGTAATCTGTCAGACCTCATAACAATCCTTCCAGCACTTACCATATTACTATAATCATAAGGTGAATTATATAATAAATAAGATGGTGCGTAATAATATGATACACCTTTAGGTTTATTATCATCAGGGTCTAAACTTGGACCTAAAGTACAAGCACCATCACCATTCAAACAAAGTACTTGGTTCATATAAGTACCACCTTCAACAACTTGATTTGGCCAATATGACCTATAAAATATATTTGGACTTCTCCAAGATTGTCCTATATTTATTTTTTGGTCACCATTTAATATCGCTCTTTGATTAAATTCATTTGGTGGATTAGTTATATCCCTAAATTCAACTTGGAAAGCATTGAATAATCGTCTAGTGTTTGTGGGTGGTAGTCCATCTGCGGTATAATTTCTAGCTGAATAATCTCTCATCAATTTTAAAAATGGAGGATTTATAATTGGTATAATTGGGGCTGTACTACTATTATTAGAACTTTCCCACATAGCCCTTGAATTAGCTAAATATTGCCCTGGTGTACTTTTATCTAACAAAGAATAATAATTCGGTAATTTAGAATTAAAAGAAATAAAACCATTTTGTCCACCTATTGTTGGTTGATAGTGATAGGATGGGTAATATAAATATTGATTAGTTGCTGGGTCAAAACCATCAACATTACCTACGTGTCTTGTGTTATTGATACTACCATTTATTGGTATATTTAATTTATAATTATTTCCTCTAATTATCCATCTGTTATCCGAATCAATTCCTCCTGGATTAATTAATGGGTCTGGTAGATTACCTAAAATTCTATTATTAATGACTGATCCATTTATTATACCAGATAAGTCATACTCAACTTCACCTCTTGTTGAATATGGGTCAACACCTCTAACTAAAAAAACTAATCCCTGTTCAGCAAAATTATTAAAAGACAATGCTGGACTAATACGATATGTTCCAACTTCAGCGGAATTATTATTAGGAACGAATGTATTATCAGTTTTTACTGTAACAATATTAATACGAGTAAATAAGGCATGTCTTAATGAACCAGGTGCATTTACTGTTCCAGGGTCACCACTATTAGGATAACAACAATCATCTTGTTGTAAATCAGCAATATTATATCCATATATATCACCAATTGTCATCCCAGTAATTACTTGGAAATATTCAATATCCATTGGATATTTGGAATACTGAGCGTCATCAACACCTTGGTCGATTTGATATGTCGTTGTATTGTTACCACTACCATCAAATTTAGCCCAATCAACATTTATTGATTGATTACCTTGATTTATAGTGATTCCAATTGTTGCATTATTACCAAATTGATTTGTTGTTGAACCTGTTATGTTTGGGTCAGTTGATAATTCTGATGATTGGAATGTGACAAGTGCTCCAGCTGTAAATTCACTTAATTTTTCTGGTCTTACCATTAAAAGCATTACATTGTCAAAATGATAAGGTTGATATATACCAGTATTATACCAATCGTTTATTGGAAGTGTTGTTCTAGGATAACCATTTAGTGTTGGTCTAAAAGATACTCTAATTCTATTACCACCACCCCAAGGATTATATGAGTCTCTAACATTAGTTGCATTATCATCAGGATACCACCTATCTCCATTGTCATTCCATAATTTTGGAATCCTACCATCAAAATAAGCGGATTTTAAATTAAATAAATTTAACCTTTCAAAAATTGGAATACTCGTTGTGAATATTTTTTTACCATTCCCAATGTCTTGCATCTGAGGTGCAAATGTGTTTGGTGATGGTAATCCTGGGTTGTATGGTTGACCAGTAACCAAAAGTTGTTCTGAAAAGGTTAAATATTTTGAGGCTGCAGCATTGTATCCAAGTGCTGGGTCATTAATATTGACAATAATATCATCTGGTGCGTAACCATCATTTTCCCAAGTAAATCCCGGTTTTGTATATTGACTGAATGACCATAATGGAGTTAAATACCCATTAGTTAATAATTCAGTATCAACCGCAACTTGAAATTCACTTGGTGTTGGTCCCGTTGCCTCACCCCCTTCTTTACAATTACATAAATCACAATCAGGATAAGATAAATTTGGTAATCTTAAATTAGCAATTCTTCTCCAATATGGAATAAATAAAGCGGCCATAACACCCGCAAGTAAATGTGAAACAATTAACAGTAGATATAAAATAGGTCTTGCAATATACAAAAGTATAATGAATAACAAATATATTAAATCAAATCTATATGCAGCATCATTTGTTGGGAATTTTACATTATCACTCTCACATGTTTCATCTAATATATTCTTAATTGAAATAATTCTATTCTGTAAATACCCACTTCTATATTGGTCAATTAATTGTGATACACTATAGACTTTATTATAACTCATTAAATAAAAATAATCTTCACAATCAATGGCAACTTGTGGGTCAACATAATCATTCCAATCTAAACTAAAAGCATAAGATTTAAAAACGTTTGGGTCTGGATTTGGTACTTGAAATGGGTCAGAATTTCCTGAAGAATCCCACCCATATTCTCTAATATTTGGTACTAAAAAATAAGCTCTTTTAATTGGTTCTGATAGTTTTGGTGATTGATTCCATTTAATTTTAAATCTATATTTTCCTTTAGTAGGAATACCAATAGTGGGGTCATTAGATAATACTCTATCCCCAAATTCATTAGTAAACACATAATCCAAGTTCATAGGAACATCAACAAGCCAAGTTCCATTTTCATCAATAACTTGCCCACCAGATTCCAAATCATATTGTTCTAATATTGGTAATCCTTGACTATCCAAAGATATTGTTTGTCTTAATGCTAATATTTCACCAGCTCCAGCAACTAAATTACATAATTCACCTTGTTTTATTTTTGATTTACAATTTGATTTTTGAAATTGTTCATCAGATGAAGAGAATATAGAGCCCATAAAAATGGCAGTTGGTGTAATCTCAATATTCACTTCACCACTTACATCAAAGTCAGTTCTTGTTATACCAATACTACAAACTTCAGGTTGTCCCCAAAATGGGTCAACATTTATTGTTCTATTAAAAGAAACTATTTGGGGTAAAGAATTCAAGTTATTAGATGATTTAAAACTAACTCCAGCGACTTGGGATTCCGTAGCAACACCCATTCTAATCAAATCTTGTGGTGATAATGAAAATTCACCAATATCTGATAAATCAATGTCAACGTGAATTGTTTGTGACCCTAATGGAACACCAAATAACATATAATCACCACTATCATTTGTTTGGGTGGTGAACTTATAATATTTGTCATAAACTTCAATAACGTTATTGTCAACTAAAGCATCTTCTCTATCTGGAAAACTACCAGTAGGAACGTGAGCACTATATGATTTTGTATAAGGTAAAAGATTATATCTATACCCATCTTCATTAACTGATGTTAATGATTTATACGGATATAATGTTGATATTATTGGGTTATTTTCATCTTGTTCTGAAAGTGGAATAAAAATAGATACCTTACAATTTGGTAACCCAAATCCATTATTTATTGATATTCTACCAACAATAACACCATAATCTGAACATTGTCTATTATAGATTTGGTCTGATAAAATCTTAAGAGAAAGTATCTCTAATTGTTCAAAATCTTGGTCTAATAATATTTTTACGGATTTATCAACCCCAACTTGGGTTCTTATTCTATATGAATTTGACATTAAATTATCTTTTTAAATAAATACTTTATTTGACTTTTTAAAAAAGATAAATCAATAATTGGGGAAATAAATTATTATGAGAAATTAGTAGTTTTAAAATTCTTAACCCTTATATTAATATCCTTAGATGCAAATCTAATTTGATAGGTTTGACTTGGTTCAGCAAATATAGTATCATCAATTAATTCAATTTGTTTAGTTTCACTATCCAAATATCTTTGTGATGTTTGAGATGATGAATATTGACCTCCAACCTTATTGAATGCTTGAATTTCAGCTACAGTAATAACACCATTTTGAGATTGAATTATTCTTCTTATTTCTGATATATTAACATTTTGACCCATATTTCTAGTTGCTGGACTCATATATAAATTAACACTATCAACTATTTGAGCTATTACAGCACCTTGGTTCTGACTATTATCTAATACCACGTCAATATTAAATGCCAAATCAATAACATTTGCAGATTCTATTGATATATAATCATTTAGCATTCTATAGTTTGATAAATAATTAGCAATATTACTTTTTAAAGTATTTGATGTAATTTCAGTTAAATTACCTGATTCATCATAAGAAAGAATCTTAATTTTAATTTTGTTATTTTCTTCAGTTATAGATACTTTCGCTGGAGCTCCAAATTGAGATGGCATTGTTCTAATTATTGATTCATAATCATTAATTGTCACCGCTCTATTTTGTGCTGCAAAATTAAAAGAAACTAAATTTCTAACTTCTTCTGTCGTTGGGTTAGGTGCACCACCAATTGCCGCAGTTACATTATTACAAGACAAAGAATTTATAACACTTGTATTTACAGAATCAGAAGGTCCATTAACAAAAAATGAAATAGTACCAATTTGATTTATTACATTAACACCTAAATTACTAGCACTACCACCACCAATTCTATATTGTACAAATAACGTACTATTTGCTTTAAGAGTACTTCCCAAAGCAAAATTATTTGAATACTTATATAAATCTAATTTATAACCATTTCTAGCAAACTCTCTTAATTGTTCATCAGCTGATTGACTTCCACCACCAAATGTCATTTTCAAAAATCCTTCTGGTGTATATTCCGTAATAAATTTACTTGTTGCTGTTATGTATTTACCAACTTTAATACCTGGATTGTCAGCAACCTTAGTAGGGTCTTCAATAAATACTCTCTCTTCAGCTAAAGCTTTAACTTCATACCATCTATTATCTAATCCTAAGAATTCTTGCACAGATGGAATATTTGCATATTGAGTACCATCTTTTAATAATACACTAGTAACACCTAATACATTTCTTTCAGGTAAAAATAATTCAAAAAATGGTTTAACATCATTTGGTGTGATAACTCTTTTAAATACTTTTGTAATACCATTAACAACAGTTTCTCTCTTGGTAATGGTATAATTTAATAATCGATTATTTGAATCAAAATTGGGTATTTTTAATCTATTGGGGAAACCTTCGGCATTGACTGCGGATGCGAAATCAATATCATACACAGTTTCAAAAACTTGACCAGCTCCATTGATTTGAGCACCTCTTCTTAGAATACCACAATACCTTAAATCTTCTCTATCACCAAAGGCTGGAACTGTAATTGAGAAATCAACTAGAGCAACTGAAGGTCTTTGACCTGGAATTTTAAGTCCATAAGTTTTGGCAATATTAAAAATTGATGACCTTTGTTGTGCAAATTGTAGTACCGTTTCTTGAATACTCCTATCAATATTAAATTGTAGGTTATCTGATACTGCAGCATTTAAATCTAATAATGCAGAAAAAATGGAAGCATCGTTAAAATTATCAATTAAATCAGGATAATATGTTCGTGTAAAATTTATTAATTCAGTTCTAATTGACTGAAAATCTCTAGTTGTATATGATATTTTTTTATTAGCCATAATATTAAATATTGATAATTATAAAATCACTTGAGTTGAATGCTGTATCAGTAACCAAATAATCTATTTTGATTTTTGCAGTATGTTCTGCTTGACTAATACCTGGTACTGTAAAAACCCTTTCATTGTTGTCGTTTATATATGTACCCTTATCTTCCTCACCCTCAGAAGCTGGATTTATTGTTATATTTGTTATAGTCAAACCTGGCAAATATTCACTAACTGAATCTCGTATTTCTGCTTCCAAATCAGAAAATGTTGGTCCATCCATAGGTTCAAATATATATTCATATAATCTTGTACCAAAATTAGGTAAATAATATCTTGTACCTTTCCTCGTTAATAAAAGGTGAATTAAATTACTTCTAATTTCGTCATCAGTTGTTTGAGATAAACTCAAATAGTCCCCAAAATAAGAACCCCTAAAAGGAAAATTTATACCATATGTAAAGCCATTTGCCATAATAATAAATATACAACCTAATATTTTTCAATAAATACCATAAAACAAAAAATCACGACATTATGTCGTGATTTATTATTTTAAGATGAACATCCAAAACATTCAAAGGGTGAATCTGTTGGTTTGCTGATAACATCAACGTGGGGTAATGTTGGCGTAACTTTTGGTTTTTCTATCTTTGATATATCTACAGCCAAATGTTTTGCACCAGTTGATATTGCCTTAGTTCTAACATAATAACATAATGTTTTCAATCCTTTCTGCCAAGCGTGGAAATGTGATGAAGTAATCTTTGACAAAGTTGGGTTACCCATATAGATGTTCATTGATTGTGATTGGTCAATAAAAGGACCTCTATCTGCCGCCATATCAATCAATTCTCTCTGTGATATTTCCCATATTGTTTTATACTTCTTCATCAAATGTTCAATCCTTTTAACTTTGAAGTTGTATTTCTTGTCTTCTGGGTCTAAATAATTGTTGAAGTTAATATTTTGAATTGAGCCCTCATTTAAGATAATTTCATTTTTCAAATCTTCACCCCAAATTCCAAGTTTCTCAAAGTCAGCAATTAGATATTTGTTAACAATCATAATCTCACCACCAACTACTCTTCGATTAAAGATTGCTGAATGTGCTGGTTCAGTCATTTCATAAGAACCTGTTATCTTAGCAGAACTTGCAACTGGCATCTGTGCTGTAAATAATGAATTACATACACCATATTTCATTACATTTTCTTTCAAATCATTCCAATTCCATCTTCCAGATAAATCAGATTCAGTTAATCCCCACATATCAAATTGGAATATACCTTTTGACATTGGAGAACCTTCAAAGAAGTCGTATTTTGGATATTCACCATCGTGGGTTAATTTATTACTTTCACTAATTGCCGCATAATAAATTGTTTCAAATATTTCTTTGTTTAATTTCTTAGCTTCTTCCGATGTAAACTCATAATCCATTAGATAGAATACATCCGCCAATCCTTGAGTTCCAATAGCAATTGCTCTTTGTTCTTTACCACCTTTTTCACCCTTATTCGTTGAGTAATTATTGATATCAACAACTTTGTTCAATGCTCTAACAACTTTACAAGTTTCATTATAAAGTTCCTCAAAATTAAACTCTCCATCGTGTACAAAGTTCTTTAACACCATTGAAGATAGGGTACAGATTGCTGTAGTTTTTTCATCAGTATATTGATAAATCTCATTACAAAGATTTGATTGTTTAATTACACCAATGTTTTGATGATTTGTCTTTTTGTTAGCACTATCTTTAGAACATAGATATGGAACACCAGTCTCAATTTGAGATTCAATAACTTTTGTCCACACGTCTTGAGCCTTAATTTTCTTACCCAATCCCATACGTACAGCCTCATTATAAACATTTTCATATTCATCACCATAAACTTCTTGTAATGCAGGTAATCCAGCTTTTTTGATGTCATTAGGACAGAATAAATACCAATCACCATTCTCTCTTACAGCCCTCATAAAGTTATCAGGAATCCATAAAGCGGTGAACAAATCTCTCGCTCTTAGTTCTTCAGCACCTGTGTTCTTTTTGATTTCCAATAAATCAATGATGTCCTTATGCCAAGGTTCAAGATATATCGCTGCAGAACCAGGTCTTCTACCTTGTTGGTTGAAAAATCTTAATGATTCATTAACAATCTTTAGATATTTTAACAATCCACCAGCAAAACCACCTGATGTACTTAATCTACTTTCCTTACTTCTAATATTAGACATACAAAGTCCAATACCCGCAGCATCAGCCGAATAAGTGGAAATATCAGTCATAGTATTTAATAAACCTTCTCTTGAATCTTCGTTATTATAATGTAACACACAAGACGCCAATTGAGGTATCTTTGTACCAGAATTAATCATAATTGGTGTTGCTGGAGAGATAAGTTGATTAGATAATGACTTGTAGTATTCAACAGCTTCTTCAAATGATTTTGTAACCCATAAAGCAACCCTCATATACATATGTTGAGGTCTTTCAATTGTAACCCCATGTGGTGTTTTAAGAAGATACATTTCATATAATGACCTCCAAGCAAAATAATCAAAGTTATAATCATTCTCGTGATTAATTACACTATCAATATTAGATGCACCATAACTTTCAATAGTTTCCATTAACTTATCATTAATTACACCTTCAATATGTAAGTAGTGCATTGTGTTAGAGAAACTTTCACTAGTTTCTTTATGATATGATGATATTGCAACAGAGGAAGCCAACCTCGAATAATCGTGATGACTTCCAGTATATGATGCCGCAATTTCATAAATCAACTTATCAAGTTGTTTAGTTGAGATTACCCCCTCAGTTGGTACTGAGGTGATAACTTTAATGAATATTTGGTCAGAATTAACATTTAGGTTTTTACTTGCTCGTTTAATTCTTGTTTGTATTTTTGTGGGGTTAAATGATACCACTTCCCCATTTCTTTTTTGAATTCTTAATGACATAGTTATAATTTTAAAAATCGTCTGTAAATGAAATCGTTTCGTTCAATTTAGCTTTTTGGTATTCCATTGTTCTTGATTCAAAGAAATTACCCTTTGTTTCAACAGCAATTTGTTCCATAAACTTGAATGGTTGTTCAACATTGAAATGTTTACTACATCCCATCTTTATTAGTAACCCATCGACTACAAATTCTAAATATTGTTTCATTAGATTTGAGTTCATTCCAATTAGGGAAACTGGTAAAGATTCTGTGATAAATTCCTTTTCAATTTCCAAAGCTGACAATAGAATTTCTTTAATTCTTTTTTCACTTGGTTTATTTTCAACGTGATTATTCAATAAATGAATTGCAAAATCACAATGTAAGTTTTCATCTTTAAAAATCAATGAATTAGCATTACAAAGTCCTTGCATAACACCTCTTGATTTTAACCAAAAAATTGAACAGAAAGAGCCTGAGAAAAATATACCTTCTACAGCAGCAAAAGCAACCAATCTTTCTTGGAAAGATGCTTTCTCAATCCAATCCAACGCCCACTTGGCTTTCTTTTGAACTGCGGGTAATCTATCAATAGCATTGAAACATTCGTCTTTTTCTTTTGGATTTGATATATAAGTATCAATTAATAAAGAATACATTAAAGAATGAATATTTTCCATCATTAATTGAAATCCATAAAAGAATTTTGCTTCAGGATATTGTACTTCCCTATAAAAGTTCTCAGCCAAGTTCTCATTGACAATTCCATCAGATGCTGCGAAGAATGACAATATGTTCTTTACGAAATATTGTTCGTTCTCTGACAAGTTCTGCCACTCTCTGATGTCTCCAGTCAAGTCAACCTCTTCTGCAGTCCAAAATGCCGCTTGGTGTTGTTTATAGAATTCCCAAATATCATTGTATTGGATGGGAAAAATCACAAAACGATTTGGATTGGTTGTTAATATTTTTTCAGTCATAATTAGTTATTTTGTTCTCTTTGTTTTCTTTTTTCTAATAAATCTTTAATTCTTTGTCTATTGTTTTCTTCTTTTTGTTCTTCGTGACCTAAGAATGTTACTGAAGATTCTGTATCAATTTCCAACATACTATTATCAAATTTACAATTTTCAAAGATGATACCATCATCCCCAATCCTTGATTTGGTAATAGCCATTGTGGCCAACTTCATTTCTTTTTGTTGAAGTGTTTTTGCTATTGATATAATTACGTGACCAACTTGAGCTTTTTTAATTGAACCCCCCATTTGGTCTGTTGTTACAACTTCAGATGATATTGAACTTCTATTACCCTGTGTTGCAGTCCATCCAACCAAGTTAAGTTCGTGACACATTGCTTCAAATCCTCTCATCACCGAACCCTCTGATTTCCATTCATCACCCAAGTTTTTCTCAGGGACAACACAATCAATATAATCTAATAAAACCATATCTACTTTGATACCATCAGCAATCTTCTTTCTAATAAGGTTCTTGATTTGTGACATTGTCATTGTATCAGATGGAAGTTTCTCCAAGACAAGTTGATTTGTCATTTTATTTTCAATCTCCTTAACTTTAGATAAAACTTCTTCCTTTTTATTAGACATATCATCTGGGTGGATTTTAGTCCACAATGTAAAATGTTTTCTTTGAATAACCTTGGGATTATCCTCAAAAAATATTTGAAGTACATTATAACCCAAATTAAAAGCGTGGTTGGCAATCTTGGTTAGGATAGTTGATTTACCTACACCAGTTGGGGCTAATATAACCCCAATTTCACCTTTTGCCAAACCACCTTTTAAAAGTCTATCAATTCCTGGTATTCCCATTGGAATTGGGTGTCTATAATCTTCATTTAATACATCATCCAAGTTGGAAAATACATTTAACATTCCACTTTCAACTATTCCAACTTGAAGGGCTTCACGTATCATTTCTTCAAGAGTGTCGTAATTCTCAAACTCACCACCATCAATTACTTTTTGTGCTTTAGTAATCGCTTTTTGTAGTTCTTGTTGTTTGCAAAACTTTAATGCTTTTTCTTGAACAAACTCTCCACCAGATATTGGGGCTTCTTTGATTTTTCTAATTGTGTCAATAACAACTTTGGCAACATTTTCTTGTTGGAACTCTGATTTTGTTATTTGTTCTAAAGTTTCAAAAGAAGGTACACCATCCCATTTTTGACTATACTCTTTAATCATTTGGATAATGATTTTAAAGTACTTGTTATCAAAATAAGTTGGTTCTATTACATCTACAATAGACCTCGAAAATTCTTTATCTAGTACAATTTGATTAATAAGTTGTATTTGAAATGAGCTTCCTAAATAATCGAAATTTTTGTTAGATGACATATGTTTGAATTGTTGTATGAATAAATATTAGACTAGTGTGGTATATCCCAAATAATTAAATGTTAAATCTTTTTCGGACAAAATATCCGTTAAATCATATAAAACACCTTTGATTTGTTGACGAATATCCACAGTATATCTTATTTTTGGGGGATATATCTTGGCGTCAATTTTCCTATGACAGATAATCCTATCATTATGTTTTATGAAAATGTTAAAATACTCAGGTCCTTCTACAAAGGAAGTATTAAGAATTGTTGGGTTGTTTGTAATGTCATATTGGTTTTCCAATAGATAACTCACTGATTTCATTTTTAACGAATAATTAAGATTTTCAACCAACCCATTCATATATTCCAAAAATTCAATTGAATTCTTGGCAGAAGGATTGTAATCTCTTACATTGAAAAATCTTTGTACGATAATATTATCGTTTACCATCATCAAGAATTCCAGTTTGGTTACATCATTTTGTTCTCTCATTGTTAATCATTTTTTTGTTTTAAAATTGTGTTTTTCTTTTCTTGTAAGTTTCAAAAATGGTTTTAAAAAATTTACCCAAGCATCATCACCTTTTGGAAGAAATTTAAAGAACCCATCTTCCATCATCATCTTTATTAAATTTCTATGTCCTCTACCATCAGGGTCTAATGTCTCCTTATAATAAAGTTCAACCATTTCTTTTCCTTCATCGTCAATTAATGGTTGGGACAAGTCTACAATCTTTTTATTGATTTCAAAGAATTCATCACCATATATCCCTGTCTTTGTTTTTCCTGTTAAAAGGTTTTTAATGGTGTTGTTTTCTTTATCTTCTTTCAAAAGGTTTTCAGCCTTGGTTAAAATATCGTCAATTGTTACGTCTTGTTCAAGTAGTTCTGGAAAAAATTTAAATAAAGTTTTATCCCCCAAATAATATATCCCATCAATATTATCTGATTTATCACCACATAATACCTTGTATGTCAAAATATTATTATGTGGAATTGAATGTTCTTTTAATTTAATCTTATCCCCATTTTTATACATTTGTTTTGCGGATGGTGAATAAATTGATACATTTGGGGATATAAGTTGTGTTAAATCCTTATCAGATGAGAATATTGTAATTGATTCATCTGTTGCAATCTGACAATAATAAGCAATTAAATCATCTGCTTCATTATTCTCAATATTAACTTGTCTAATAAACATTTCTTCCAAATATTGTTTAACCCTTTCCTTTTGATATGAAAAAGATTCTTCTTTAAACAAATTGGAATCAACTACCCTATTTTCTTTGTATTGGGGGTATATAATCTTTCTTTTACTTGAATTACCTGCTCCATCCCAAAAAGCAATTACTTTATCAAAATTGTATTCTTCAATAAACCTTTTGGTTGTATTTAAAAAGTGCCAAATACCCCCAATATGATTACCATTGTGGTAATATTCTTTAACCCCATGAAAGCCAATCTTCATTAGGTTATTACCATCAATTAATAATGTTTTTGTCATTAATTTTTTTTAAGGGTTAACAAAATTGTTTTCTTCTTTTTTGATTTCGGATGTTATGTATTCACCCAAAAATTCTATAAATATTGCTTCCATCACAGGAACACAAATTGAGTTACCAGCCAAAGCAACGTGATTGTTTGTTGTTAGACTTGTTGATAATAATTTATCAATATCTTCTTCTCTAACACCCATAAATCGATAACCTTCTCTACCAGTAATTGTTCTAATTCTACCATCCTCTGTCATAATTTGTGGTGAACCAGTTGTCGTTAAACAAGGTGAACAACCATCAATAGAATAGATACGTCTTGCTTGGTCGTAACTTACATCGTTTCTACGTCCCACAAGTCTGCACACACTATTCTTTTTAGGTTCGTTAGGTGTTATGTCACATTCAATAAATAAGTCCTCCACAATGTCATTTTCAATGAATGGTCTCATTGGTACTCTTTCTTTCCTATGTTTCTCAACTCCGTTCATTATTGATTCAACATCTTCATTTGTCATTCCAAAAACTGACATCATAAAGACTCTTTCCCTATTTTGGGGACATCCATAGTCAGCACCATTTAAAACCCTCCAAGAACATCCATATCCCAACTCATTTAAAAATGATATATGAGCTTTAAAGTTATCTATATGGTTGTGAGATACTAAGTTTTTAACATTTTCCATCAAGAGATATTTTGGTTGGTTTTTTGTTAAAATTCTCTCAACTTCATATAATAAACCACTTCTTGTACCTTTTTGAATTCCTTTTTGTACTCCTGATATTGATATATCTTGACAAGGGAATGAGTAAGTCATTAGGTCACATTGGGGGTAATTGTCCTCGTTTACCTTCGAAATGTCCCCCAAGTTACCCAATGTTGTTTCGTGTAATGAATCGTAAGCAATATTCGCGGTTTTAAGGATGTCACAATTTGCAACATTTTCAAAATCAACACCAATATATTTTAGTGCCAATTCTTGTGTCCCATAACCTGAAAATAGTGATATAACTTTTAATTTATTCATATTTTTTTAATCTTCGTAAGAAATATCATTTATTTCAGAAATACTTTCATCCAATGTAATTTCACCCGTACCACTTAAAATCGCGTTCCAATATTGTGAATATTCTTTTTTATATTTTTCCAAGGCTTCTTTAGTATCGGAGATATATCCTTGTGGTACTGCAATTATTTTACCATCATTATAACCAAGTCCATTTACGTGATTCTTTATAATTGATATTTTTGTTCTAATCGCGTATCGAATAGTTCTACCACTTTTTGTTGCGGTAATGTGATTAATACCAGCCTTTTTCTGATTACCAAATAAGAAAACTAAAGATGAAGCTAACCATAGTG